AAGATTCAGAGAAGAGTTTAATAGAGATTATTATGAAGTAATTCACCATGAGCATAATTTTAATCATGATTTTATAGAAGAATTTACCTATAAAGCCATGCACGAATACGCAGTACTATTCACTAAGCACCACGTGCGGGAAGCGCTTAAAGAAGCATCTAAAAAATCTACTGGGCTATACGCTAATTCTATATCAAAGCGTTACCTTACCACAATTGATGCAACAAAAGCCCTTGAAGATTCCATCGAAAATGCTTACCCAGAAAGTGAGATCCAATGAACGAAGACAATGACCTGGTTAAATCCGACTTCGCCCAATTGATAATTGCCCGTAAGTTAATAAAGCAGCTGCAGTTTGAAAACGGGATCCTCCAATCGGAGCGGGATGAAATGAAGCATACGATATCGACAATGGTGCTGCCTACCGAAAACCTGACCAAAGAAGAGTTGAAAGAGGTTAAGAAAGATAAACTACTCAACCAGGCCAAAGAGGAAAACAGCAAGCTTAAGAAGAAGATAACCGAACTGAGAAATGCAAACGAGCAATTGATAATTAAGAACCTGGCGCTGCAGAGGCAATTGAACTTCCCGGATTAGCAAAACACCCGACCTACTATATGTGGACCGGGTGTTTTTATTTGATGCAGAAATTAGTGATAGCACAAGTAGGTAGACTACACATATTTCAGAAAGTTCCAAAGAGCATCAATGTAAAAGACAAAGGCCAATGTTGTCCATGCAGGCGACCACCATCTAGGCAATGACTTGGTTGGGAATGAAAAGAAGTATACGCAGGCCGAAGCCTGGTATACCATACATGCTAAATGAAAGTACTTCATACTAGTTGTTTCTTTGGTTTACAACTAATTCGTCGGTTGCTTCTAATCCCCAACACGTTACAATCAAGTAATGCTTAACACCTTTGAACATTACGGGGTGAAGAACAACTGGATCCGGTACTTCAATCTTAGATAGTTTAAAGTCGTTAACTTCCATGCCACTCGTATCGAAGTCTTTTAGTGGAGCGGCGATTTCGAGCGGAGCAATCTTGCCCACCTTTCTTTGCAATTCTTGTAGTTCATTCCAATTCATGCTACCGTATTTTACCCGTGGGTCGATGTCATCAGTAGATACCAATAATCCATCTTTATCCACTATAATGCCATTGGATAGTACAGTCTCCTTACTCTGAACGTCAAATGTTTCATCAAAGTCCGAAGCCATACTACTATCTTGTGAGCGATCAATAGTTCCCACATCAATTAGAAAAGGGCACGTAATATCCATATCCGAAGCCGAAAGATCCCGCTTTAAATCTATCCCGTAAAGCATTAACCCAATACTCCCGCCCACATGGGATAGTGGATACTTATCCTGTATCTCCCGAAGGATACTCAGCTTATCTTCAATTGCATTGTAGCTCATATTATTTCACCATGTTTAAACACTCAATATCACATACGTTTAATCGTCCAGCATACTTTGGGACTGCTTGCTGATGCGTTGCTATATCCCATCTGCTTGGATACACCCTTGATTCCACAACTATTATTTCCGGATTTCTTCCGTCACAATAAAAAACCCTAACCGCGTAGGTATGCGTATCAGCGCACCCGAACAATGCTCCAATAGTAAGTGCCAATAATAACTTCTTCATAACTTTCTATTTGTTTTATCTCCATACAAAGGAACAAAATAAACTAATCATATCAAAATAAATTGTGCAAATTATTTGTTGGTTTAGGAAAAGGAGGATCAAGGGATGTCAAGTAAACTGTTCAATAAACTTGACAAGTCGCCAATATAAAAGAAAACCCCGCCTCGTGGGCAGGGAACACAACATACAGCTTTGTGAGTGGGCGCGTGAGCAGCCGGCCAAGTCCTTTACCCTTTGGGTATCGACACCGTAAAGATAGTATTTTTTTTTGGATCGCATTTTTTTTTTGGGCGGGGCAGTGTTTGGGCGGGGAATAAAAAGAGTAGGTCAAGTGTCTGGATGGAGTTACGTTTTAATTCAGCCCCACCCATCCCCCTTTTCAAAAGTCTTCCCTATATGCCCGTTGGGGGTGAAAATCCCAATCCCAGAAAAAAGATAAGCCCACGGCAAGCCGAATAGCAGGGATACACGGGAGTAAGCCGAATAACAGCCTTGTACATTTGCGTGTGTACGACGCACAGTATTTAAAAGGACAGGGAGAAGGGGTGTTTTTAAAATGTTTTGAAGCAAGATCGGTCGAGTAGGGGAGGTGGTAACGAATGGGTATGAAACAGCCTATTTAACATAATACAAATTATATAACGAAATAAATCATGCAAATTAATTAACAACATATAGATGGTATTGATATAAGAATAGTATTGATTCGTACATAATAGGGAATATAAAGAACCTTGAATTTATCCCATGGAAAGAAAACTTTAAGAAAGCTACTAAATGTACTTTTAATGGCAACCAATCTTTACAAACAATTCTATTTATTTAAAAAGTTGTCTCCACACGGTGGACGAATCGCATTTATATGCCCTCATTCGCTTTAAACGCATACCATATTTTGCGCTCACCTGTATTTGTTTAGGTATTTTTTATGGTTTCGTGTATCGCTTACCTCAAGTAACCCCCACCCCGACCAGCCCTTTTCCCCTTTGGAATTGGTTTATAGTATCGTTTGGCTCGTATAATTCTATTTTATCCCTATATTTGGGTAAAGAAACATTTATACAGATGGTAGACAAGATTAATATACGGCAGTACTTGCAAATTATCCCAGCATTCTATAAGATATTACGGGTTCACGGGGTTGACACTTATGAGGGTAGCGTATTGTTCACCCTATATAATATGGATAGCCTAGGCAACGGGGTACGTATTACAGATATAGCAGCTAATAACTGCATGCAGAGGACTATGGTAGATAAGAATATAAAGAAGTTAATAGATAAAAACCTTATAACGTTCGTAGCAGTCACCAAGCGCATACATAAATACTATCTTACAGAAAATGCGCTCATGCTTTGCCGTTCCGTAATTGAACGCATTGAGAACTATAAGGGCGAACCAATATACCCCCTAGGCTTAGAGGGAACTTACGTAGAACGTAGAACAGCCAGAGCAAAGAAAGCTATTAAGAAGATAGCGGACGACCATTATATCATGAGGGAAGTATTAGCGACAGCCGTAGAAAAGGGGATTATTACCGCCGATAGTGTTGATACGGATAAACTAAGTAAGATTAAAAGTAAGTTTGATTAATTATAACTTGATTGTTTTTACTATGAACCGTACACAAAAGATTTACACCCTATTTCTTGATTACCTTCTTTCTGAAAGAATGGGAGTTGAAGACGTTGTTTCTATACAAGAGTCTTTAGTCTTACGAGAAGATTATGAAGGAGCGGAAGGGATAGGGCTTGCTTTACTTGATTATGTAGGAAGTCTTTCACTTAATGACTTTAATTAATATTTGGGCGTTACCTTACAGGTCAGGCTATCCGCTCCCACTCTTTGCGAAGGGCAAAGGAGTTCCGCTTCTATCCTTAACGCACTCCGTCCACTGACCTATACAGGCGTATACACCCATACACAGTACGGGAGTTTTTCGTACAGGCTTGCCACGGCTCGTACATTATGTTCAATAGGATTTATTATTAAGAATCATTATAAATTCAAATAAATTATCAAAATATATTGCAAAAATGTTGACTTATGTATGTATTCATACGTATATTTGTATATCAATTATAAACAAACATAAACCACTGCACAATATGAGAACATCCGAACAAATCACCGCACAATTAGAGCTGATTAGATTAGAATTAATTATCGGAATTGATAATATTATGAAAAATAAACATGTATTCATTCTAGATAACTGTTTATTAGAATCTGACAAAGGGGCTGTTTTTGTATCAATTAACGACCAATCCCCCATTTGTAACCCTCTTGTTATAGTTGAATATATTTCCGATGGCGAACAGAGCGAAACAGATCTTTCCGATTTAACGCTTGCGGATTTGGTTTATATACTTGAACAATTAGAGAACTAACCCCTAACCTTTAAACTACCTTACTACTATGAAAAATAAAACACAATACCAACTTATTAAGGAAATACAAAGCGCAGGTTATAATATTGTTAATTGTGGCAATTGCGGACGTTTACTATTCCATGTGATGACAGCAGAAAGTATATTTTGCGGTGATTGTGGGCAAAGTTTAGAGCCTTCCGACTGTCCCGACTTTATCCATGAAGAAATTCAAGAAAGATTTACCCTACCCGTAATCGACTTTGAGCACTACGAAAGCAATACATATGATTTTACATATGAAGTTACTAAAAAGAATGTACTATTTGAAGCTAATGGGAATTTAGAACCTTATAACACAGGCAGAGGAATAGAACACAGAGTTATAATAAATAATATTACAATTGACTTTGAAGACGCCCAAGGGGATGAAGCCGACAAACTAAACGAATCTATTGAAGAAGAAGTAATGAACGCTTTTTACAATCAAGTAAGAATATAAAAAATAAATATCAAATAATACTTGACACGTATAACCTTATTCTATATATTTGCGTATAATTAATCAAGTCCACTATTTAACCACTACTACAATGAAAAAACTTTTGAAACAATACGACTTTAATTCTGATATGCAATACTATGAAATGATTGCTACATCATTTGAAAACGGACAGAATGTACAAGCATACGAACAGTTCAAAGCAATGCCTAAAAATGATAAGGTAGCTTTTATAAAGGCTGCAACTTTTGGAAACTGGAGTTCAGGAATTGAGCATAAAAAACTTAATAATTTATTAGACTTAATTTAAATCACTACGAAAATGAAATACTTCTTAATACTCCCCGTTCTTACATTTGTTATTTCAATTATAACTATTGTAACTTCTATCTAAACTACTACTATTATGAAAAAGCAAATATTCAACGTTTTATTTAAAAGTATTGAAAAATATTCTACTCCTTTTTGCCAAGCCTTTTCAACTATGGACGAGGCGGAAGAATTTATTTTAAATTGTTGCGAAAAATCAAATTTCACTATGAAAAGCAACATACATGTAGATGATTTAAAGGATTATAGAGTTGAAGACAAAGAAGGTAATTCGTACTATTTTGTAATATTCTTTCAAGAAATTAATTTATAATCAACTAATCTAAAATTATTTATTTAACCTTCTTAATTACTACTACTATGAACAAGAAACTACAAACAGCCGTTTTAAAACAAGTTGGAATTTCCTTAAAGGAGTTCAAAGAAAGAGTTTTAGACTACAGAGATGCATCCGCAGGTATTTCAGGCTTCATTTACTACAATGAAACGCATGCCTTTGCAATGAAAAACCAGTCTTTAATATGTGAATTATTAGATGAAATGGCTTACGATTTAGGCGAAGACGTTGTAACTATGGTAGGCGGATTTGGCATTTTCAGACATGATCCTATCACTAAAGAAGACAAACAAGATTTATATAACTTCCTTGGTGGCAATAAAAAGACAACACAAGGCGCAATTACTAATGTTTTAGCGTGGTTATGCGTGGAGCAATTAGCGTTTGAACTAGATAACGACTAAGCCATGAAAAAGCCGAATAAATACAATTACTTCCGAGTAATACAGCAGAATTACGGACAAGGATGGGAAGACGTAAGCCATTATAAAACAGACTCAACATTTACTAAACTTGAAAAGTCCGACAAGTTTTATATTGGCAAATCAGGGCGCAAAATTTATTACTCCCTTTTGTCGCAAGACTTGAAAGAATACGCCTTAACTGGATATTCTACAAGGGTTATTAATCGAAAAGAACTTAACACCGTAGCCGCATGACCGCCATACTATCAACCCCGTACCACGGGCGCACATCTTACCCCGTGGCATACATTCAATGGGGCATGTTTTGGCTAACCGTGGGAGGGCGGGAAGTGCCATTTAATGCAAATGAGATAAATGAAATTAAACACTCGTAATCATGGTACTAGAAAACGAAGAGGAAATGTATAATAAACTGTACACATACTTTTATAATTCATTTGTTGAGTCTAGAAACTTAGATATTCAGCGCATAAAAGAAAGGAATTTTGAAGAGTTGCATTTCTATAATAGAAAAGAAGTTATTCAAGTTATAGAATCTTCTTTATTAACCGATATAATCGAAGAGCTAAAAAAAATAAATTCGTCCATTTTGCCGAATCAATCGCCTATACATATATTTTCATTTACTATTAATGAAGAAGACGAAAATAGTCTATATGCATCTAGCTATTTATATGAGCCTGTTAGTATTGATAAATGCCAAAGTATGGCAAAGCATTCGGCTAATGGTGCTATTTGGAAAATAAAATACCAACCGCTAGGAAGAGATACAAAAGGATATTTAAAAATTCTAGAGTCATAACGCCATGCCACAAATTACCCCCATTGACCGCAACACCATTTTAGAAATAGCTACAGAAATACAGTATTGTAATGAAAATTATACTTACGGTGATTCTATGGATATAGTAATTTCACTTTGCAACAAGTTTCAAGATATGGAACTACAGAAGCTATTCACTGATATTTGTCTACAGGATAGCGAAACCTTCACAGATCAACAATGTTTAGAACAGTTAGAAACATTCATTTCAACCCTTTAGAATTATGAAACGATACAATATACAGTATAACGTGGGTAAATGTAAGTACCTAGTTAACTATCATAACGGCATATCAAAGCATCAAGACGGAAGCGACTTTTTTGATATTGCAACCTTTACCACAAAGGAAAAGTTTGATATTTTCATTACTAACTTAAATTGTAAGGGATTTGTAAATGCTTAAAACTATGTACAATATCGTTTTATTAACCCCGTGCGGAATAGTTACAGAGTTATACGACTCTAATACTACGCCCTTAGAAGAATTTGAAAAACAAATGATAACTAAGTATAAGACATTTATACTTCAATCATATAACCCAATTTAAAGATTAAGTATATTATAATCAATATTATAAATCACTTTATTAGACATTATTTAGACATTATTTATACATTATGGAATATAAAATAGTAACAGAAGGATTGCCAAATGAGGTTTGGGCTAAAGGTTTTTACGGGGATATTGGGAAAGAAAAAGCACAAAATAAAATTAATGACAATTATTTTCATAGATATATGTATGAAGAAGACAAACATAAAAAATTGATAGTAGTAAATGTTAATAATAAATAGTATGAAAGCATTAAACCCCCTACCCATTAACGGCACTTTGTCGAACGTAGCTCATACGGCAAAACTCGTTTGCGCCCACGTTTTTGTACTTAGTGAGATAAGAACGGTTAACAAGTCCATAAACTCAAAACCGCTATTCCGGCAGAATCCGCCCGTTTAGATCAAACGGCATAGCACGGGCAACATTTTCCCGATCATACTACTGAAAAAAAATATTTATTTACCATAGACACGTACCCCTTATGAAAGAATTTGTAAACAACCTATTTAATTCAAAGCTATCTTACCAGGATGTTATATTCATGTACGCGCTGCTAATTTTGTTCGCTACGGTCATGAGCGGGCTGATTTATGACAAGATCAAGGATCAAAACGATATCGATTTATTATAATCTTAAAACTATACTCAACCATATGAAAAAGGAATTTACTACCCAATACATGATTGACAACTGCGGATGCTACGACCAATCAAAATTAAAATCATGCTCCTTTATGAGCAAAAGCGAAATTATCATTTTAGATATTTTAAATTCAGAAATCCCATTAAAAGATAAGGGCTGGTTTTTAATTAAAAAATGCGACTTAACAATTGACCAAAAGAAGCAATTAGCTTACGATCTAGCTTTAATTGTATTGCCAATTTATGAAGCCAAGCATCCAGAAGACAAAAGAGTTAGATTGTGTCTTGAGGCTATTGTTAAATTCCGTAATGGAGAAATAAGTAGAGATGAATTATTGGACACAAGACGGGCTGCTTATGCTGCTGCTTATGCTGCTGATGCTGCTGCTTATGCTGCTGATGCTGCTGCTTATGCTGCTTATGCTGCTTATACTGCTTATGCTGCTGCTGATGATGCTGATGATGCTGATGCTGCTTATGCTGCTTATGCTGCTGCTGATGCTGCTGATGCTTACAAGAATATGGTATTGCAATCAATGATTAATTTTGTAAATAAAAATTAAAACCATGGTACACCACACAGAAATTTGCGCTATGATTCAAGAAGCTAGAAAGAAACTAGATTCCTGTATGCATAAAACTGATTTAAAATCAGCTATCACAGAGGCTAAGGCAATATCTAAACGATACAGTGTTAAGCACCATCTATTTGTTTGTCCGCCCAACCAGTTCATAAAATTCATTAATTCTAAATAACATCGCACGGGTATGAAAAATCCAAAACCTATACAACCAGTTTTCAAATTCATTAGCGAACGTCCGCTACTTTCCGTTAACCGAATAGCCAAGCAGACTGGCTTCAGCCAACCAACTTTATCCTTGGCCAAGGACGGGCTACGTACTGTCTCAAAAGAAATTGAAGATAAGGTTATTGAAGCAGTTAAACCATACGGGTATATAGAATGGCTTAATGATCAAAAAAACGAAGAGCTATACAAAAAGATGGACATGGATTTACTTTTGCATGGCGATACTGGTGTATACATAGATAAATCCGGCACCCCATCATTAGTTGACAGGGACTTCTGTCCGAAACAATAAAGGATAATTAACACTTAATCTTTATCCGTACAATATTATGGAGAAACAAAATGTATACATGGTTTGCGATTGGCACGATGGCAAAGCAGAAGGCGAAGCAATGAATATTGGAGTTGAATTTATGGGTAATTGCACGGGCCGAATATTAAAAGAAGATGGAGAGCTTATAGGTAACCATTGGTCAAGCACTTTCGGATGGCTTAGATCTGATTTGATTTCGAAATTAGAGCAACCTGAGAACTGCAATATAATCGACCTGATAGGTCAAGAAGTTCCAGATAAATTTAAACTACCCGCTGATGATCCAAAACAGATCCTTTGACCTACGCGACCGAGGCGGAATCGTTTTCAATGAAGAAGACCACGCCTATTTCAATAGTGCGGGTGAACAATACGAATCATCCACAGGACTTATTAAGAAGTACAAGGCGCCATTCTACGATGTAGAGACAGCAAAGTACAAGGCAATTAAAGAAGTGCTTCCAGAGCCTCACTTTAAGGCCCTAAAGAAGATGTACGGATCATGGGATAAAGTCCACTTGGCTTGGGATAAACTAATGGAACGTGAGTGGGCCGAATCGCTTATTGAACGAAAGGATTATCACCTAGCTAAATGGATTTCAGAGGCGCGAGCTGGTACGGAAGAGCATGCGAGACGGGAAAACGAGATCAAGGCCAATGGCGGGGTCGAGTTCGGCGGAATCTTTTATGAATATACCGATGCTAATATTTTGGATATTAAAAAGGATAAGCCATATTGCTCAACTGAAGTGCTAGTTTGGGATCACGCTATGAAGCTGGGCGGGTTAATCGATTTGCCCCTATTCAATATTGATACAGTTATCATAGCCGATTACAAAACCAATAAAGAGATAGCGCGGGAAGCATTCATGAGAAAGATGATGTTGCAACCCTTCGGAGATTTGCCGGATGCAAATTACTATCACTACTCCCTACAGCTGAATATCTATGGGGACTTGGTTGAAAGACTAACCGGATTTAAACATGTTGGCAGCACAATTATAAGTACCGCGAACCTGAATTACGGGCGGGCAACTGATCAGATTATAGAGTGCGCCGATTTAAAAGAACACTATTTATTATTAAGAGCCTTAACTATAGGAGAATAGATTATGGGAATCAAAAGCACATACCACATTAATAGACAAACGGCAATTGCTGTAATTGTTGGCAAATTAAATAGTTGCACAAACGAGCAACTTGCAGAAATACTTGAGTCTTTTGAAGAGAGTTATTTCAGAAACTATATTGCACACAACCAATTACCTGAAGAACTAGACGAACACAAGACGATACGTAATTCAGCCGAGTTTTAATTTATATATCTTAAAAAACTTACCATGTCAGATAAACCACAGAACATCGTTCACAGATCAAGCACCGTAAATGGAAGCTTGGGCGACCACGTTATAACTCAGATTTATAACAGGCGTGATACACACCACCAATTATTCATTGGCCCATACATTGATGTGGACACCTTTCTTGAAATAGACGAGGAGAGTAAAGCCAAAGGTAAGCCTAGAAAAAATAAACGACTGAACCCATGAAAAAGCTATTAACCATCCTGGCATTCGTGCCGGTGATTGCATTTGCCCAAATCAATATTCAGCTGGAATCTCACACTTTTAAAGTGGGAACTACAAGTGAATCTCATTGCTATTACGGCACATCGGTATTCGAAAACGGGTACGCTACATTTGAACTTAGGTTGCGCGACGTAGTTCGAATACACATAATATCAAATGAATACGAAAAGGTTTATACAATAGACCAAGATGGAATCTACGATATAAACCTACCCGTTTCAAGCAAAAGGATTACCATCATATTTACCGACTCGCAAGGGGTCCGGTATTGGTGGTATACCTAGTATTTAGGTTTAATCCTAAATTTCGGCCTTGACTTGCGCGGGTTTGGCAACATTTCTGTTTGACCATATCCGCGCTGCGCTAATGGATCGGGATCATAACCTTGCTTCGTTGTCATTTGACGAACAGCCTTGGCGGCACCCGGATCGTTCTTAAACTTTTCAGCTCTTGCCTTTTCCTTTTCCGATGCCTTGTCAAGCGCCTCCTTACGTTTTGCTTTATTAGCCTTAGCCTGTTGCTTTGTAGGCTTTACAGGGATTATCATTTGCCCTTAACGTATTGTTTTCTTGTCATTGTAGTGTTATCCGACTCACGGCCGGACGGGCTATCAAAGATAACTTTGGTAGTTGTCTTTTCCAATTTTGGCTTTTTCTTGCCTGGGCCTACTGAAATTTTCATAGATATATAAATTTAGGTTGTGTAAATATAAATTATTTTTTCTTACCAGTCAACTCATGTATATATTTGTCGATCTGTGTTTTTGCAGCACGTGTGATATCTTCTTCGTTTGAAGAACCGGACATAACGCCCAATTTAATGAAATAAGGCATCTTCATTACCGGATCGGCAACATCGGAACTTTCGCCAGCACCTTGTCTGACTGCAGCATCTTTTAAATAGGCCATCTTTTTAATTTGTAAAGTTAATTGAGATGTATACATATCTACGGCAGCCTTCTGCTCAGAATCATCCCTTGCTGCTTTGTATTTCTGTTCAAAAACGTTTTTATCAATATCTCCCTGTTCTTTCAACTGGTAGAAATTCCTTCTAAACTGCTTATCAATTTCAACTGTACGTGTTTTTATACCGAATGTTGACAATGCTGCGGTTGTTGGTGTAATCTCTCTGCCGTATTCATCTTTGCCATATACAGCAAGATCGTACCAGCTGCGGGCTATCTTAACGTTGGTAGGTTCAAGTTTACCTTTAGCATGCGTATATAATTTACTGATCATATCGTATTTAGTATCGTTTGCACTAAATATTTGTCTACCATCATCCAATTTGCGCCCATACATAACATCAAATATTGTTTCTGTTAATATGTTAGTATCGGTAAATGGTGCCGACATCTCCGCCGTTGCTCTCCACATTTGATTCTCAAACTCTTCGTCCGAAATATCCCCGTTGGTATATGCGATAAATGGCGACATAAAGTATGAGTGATACGTAAACCTTGCGGCATCTATATATGTTGCTTTGGTGCCCTCTTTTTCTATCCATACTAACGGATTTGTTTTAGAATAATCGCTAACAAACAATCTTAGATCGCTATCGTCTTCATCATCCCCGCCGATCAAAGCCGTTCCGTAGTTTGCTATCAAACTAGCTGTTGCCGCCGAACCTAAGAAGGCACCCATTCTCTTGTAGGCAATAGTTTTAGTTTCCGGGTTGGCCATTTCCTCCTTAATTTGATACGCCTGGTTTGTTAAGTTTCTCCACTGTTCCGCCGGGAATGTAGCAAACGTTGAAAAGAACATTGACTTTCTTAACTTCTGAACTATTGGTGCCGCATAGTCAAATGTAGGTGACAATTTGGAAACATTTTGTGCCGCTTTAGTTCTTAATTGCTCCTCTGTCCATGAAGGGTACGCTTTTCTGTATGAATCTAATTCTGAATAGAATCCTACAATTTTAGCGTAATTATCACCCCATGCGAATAAACTAGCGTTTGCCTTACCGTACCATTTGGCTGCATTGTATATGTTTTCAGAGATAGGATTCTGACTAGCCATTTCCTCTAACTTATTCAGTCCGTTTATTTCTTTTAACCTATCGGACAACTCTCTATTAGAAACGGATTGCCCTAATATTCCTCTGTTTTTAAGATCGACCAATTCCTTTGAAAGTTCTTGGCTATTCAATCCCATTAAATATCTTGGGGCATCAATAGGATTCCATGCATTTGAACCTATGTGCCAGGTGTTAGAAATAAAGTTGGCTACCGCCGCCGGCGTACTTGTTACAGTTTTACCCACTTTAATAGCTGACACAAACGTTCTGAACATTTTGGCAAATTGCCCATCATCGGATTGTTGATCAGCATTAAGGTTTTTCATGGATTCTTCCATGAGTTCGGTTGTGTATATGGGGCCTTCTTCGGTTAATCCCCTCCATGCTTCGCCCTCAATTTGTCTGTGGTGTTTATTGCTAGGTTTTGATGAAAACACCGTACCCATGCCCATCTTCCTAAAGTCCTTTTGGAACTTGTAGGTTTCAATGGCTGCGATAATTTTATGGGTAGAATTTAATGTATTAACAAATGGATCAGTAACCTCGCCCATCAATTCTCTCACTTCCGGAGTTTCGTTAAGGTACTCACTTCTTTTAGTGAATATCGACTTTGAGATCGATCCGGCCTTTCCACTTGGAGTAAAATCTTTTGTTGGAGCATACAGAATCTGCTCGATATAGGCGTTTATCTCCTCCATATCGGGCGTAAGCATTCTATCCATAGACTCGGCCATTTGTTCAGGGTAATTGGCTTGCTGAATATTGTATGCGGCTGTCTCGGCTTTTAATATTGCTTCCTCAATTTGTGCTGACTGCCTATCAAACTTTGATTTCTTACCTTCGTAAATTTTATCAAACTCTTTCTGCGACTCTGATTTCTCAGCCTCCAATAATTCGATACGCTTTTCTAGTGCAGTCTTTCTAGTTTTGCCTTCCAGATCCGGACCTACTTGCTCCTTATTAGCCTTCTTCTTTAGTTTTTTAATCTGGGCATCATATTTTTTAGATCTCGCTTCGTGCTTTTCTTTGTATGCAGCAAGTTTGTCTTGATTCTCGATTAAAACCGCTTTCTTATTAGTAATACTAGTTCTGAACTCCGATAACTTGGCGGCGCGATTCATTTGTTTCTCCTGGGCTTTCTTATGTTTGCCAGCCCAATATGCATACTGCTCGTTTTTAAGAAGGTTTATAACTTTGTTGATAGATGTTTGCGGAACCTTGTTTCTCCACCCTGTTGGGTCTAGCCACTTTTTGTAAGTCCTGTTTAGATAGAAGTCATCATCGGAGCCAACCTCGCCGGTCAATGAATCTGACAGCAAACCAAGTTGCTTCATTTCTGACTGCAGGGCCTTGATCTCGTTTCTAAGATTACCCACCTGCGCCAATACCTCCGAAGAGAATACGGTTATAGGATTTCCTCCCTTTAATACCTCGTTGAGTTGCGCCTTAATATCATTGGTGAGTTTTTTTACACCAAGTTCTTTTTTAATTGCCGCTTCTATCTTGTGAACCGAATCCTCAACAGCTCCGGCCCTTTGCTTAATTGTATTGTTTTTGGTGAAATGCCTAAATACCATATCACTGTTAAGATACCCGCCAACACGCATATTCTTAATCCATGCATCTTTGATCTTACCACCAATAACGGATAGGTCAATATCAAAAGGCATTTTAACCTTGTTATTGAACCCTAAGACTCCGATCATGGTTTCGCCTTTCTTATTCAACTCAACAGCATTCTCAGTATTCTTTAGGTACTCAGCCCTTGCATCCTGATAAGATCCTTCCGGGTATTTTTTACTCCATTCCTCTTCGGACATTCTAACTGCATCGGCGTTTGTTTTATCCTCCTGCAGCTTAACTTTGGATTGATCAAATACAACTAGTTCGCCTTCCTGGGTTGGTGATTCGGGCAAATACATTGAGTCATACCCTTGTTCTTGAAGATTCTTTGTGAACAAGTCGGCTAGTTTTTCAGTGCCGGAGTTGCTCAAATCATCAATCGTTGGATTCTCCGGTATTTCAGCACCTTCAAAATCAGTTTCGGTGAACTGTTGGATATTGGAAGACAATACCGCCGCGCGTTCTGAATTAATCTCATTTTCGCTTGGCGTATACGGGTTTTCGACTTCAACTTCCGCTGTAAATAATTTACCTCGGTCTTTGTATCTATTACCCTTCTCTGTGGACAAATAGGTTCCCTTTGCCACTCCGGAACCCATAGCTACGCCTTTAATGTGTGTTAGCTTCTTGTCTTTAATCTCACGAATGGTGTCGGCCTTGTCAGCAATGACTACTTTTTTGCCAGATTCAGACTCTGCAAACAGTGCATTAAATTCTTCATCGGATAGGTTATCGTATTCTTCTAATACCTGGTTGTATTCATCCTCAGAAACATCTTTTTTAAATTCTTCGGCAGCCGCAATATCATCTATAGCATCTTGCGATAACCAGCCATAAGGAGTTTCAAACAATTCATTCCCGCTTGAATCAACTCTTTTGCCACCTTCTTCAATAGGAGCATTGAATTTTTCATTTAGCTTCAGTGCTGCAGACTTCTTAGAGATGTTGGTTAAAATAACGTTTTCTATGGCGTTTTTAAAGTCAGAAGTAGAATACTGATCAGGATTTGGTTGATTTTCCCATAACTTATGGGCCATTTCATCCAATGTTTTACCGCCCTTTTCAGGAGTTCTGATAATGCCAATGGCCGCTTTCTTGTCTCCGGTGCTGTTTTTATACAGCTCGTTGTACACCTCTTTTGTAGGACTGATTTCTCCCTGAACAAATGCTTGCAAGGCAATATCTTCTACATCTGAAACTTCATGAGACAGAGCTGTTAATATATCTGGATTGTTTACGTTTCGCTTGTCTAATGGCGTTTTGCCCTTCCCGGCTACTTTTTGTTTTTGTTCTTCAATTTTAGGTGCAACTGTTTTAGCACTGCTAACTTCTGCTCCTTTGTTGGTTGTTGTTTGTTCTTTTCCATTTTCTTGAGTGTTTAGTGAAGTTGGTGTTTCTGATACGCCTAATTCAGAAAGAACCTCTTTTGGTATTTTCACACTGGCTTCGAGTATTGTCAATATTTCTTTGGGTATCGCATTATACTCTTCTGTTGCGACGTTAAATAATCTCTTCGTTAAATATGCGGAAACATAATCACTCCAACTTTCTTCTGCGTCCGAAGCATTATTTTCAAGTTCGCCTTGGTTGTCACGATTTTCTTTATGTGCTTTTGCTGAATCTGTTAAGTTTTGATTTTGCTCAATAGTTGCCTTATCTTCGGGTGTTAGTTTTTCAAATATTTCATGTCCCATTTCATGTGATAGGGTCACGAAATAATCGCCATCTGTTTTATTATTGCCAAAAACTAAATCAAGGAATGGCATTTTGCCTGTCTTGAAATTAAACTTGCCTAGCGATCCAGCAATACCACCATCCTCCTTGTGTATACTTCCTGCGTGAGTTCCACCATTAGCTGCAAACAGCTTGCCAACCCACCCGTTTAACACTTTTTTTACTACTGGATTTGTGCCTTTGTGTACCCAAATTCCATTATCATTTTGCTCAAATCCTCTTTGCTTATATTCTTGCACCTGCTCTGCCTTAGCCCCACCAATTTCGGAGGCAGTTTCTTGGACAGGTTTGGCTTGCTCAGGTTCTTGCCCGATTTGCTCTTGACCTGATACTTGTTGTTGACCTTTATTATCATATTCAACTGGAGGTGTAGCCTCCTCTTTTTGTGTTTGCACTGCTTGCTGGCGCTCAACATCTGATTCGGCAGTCTTTGTGTCGATTACGGCCTCCTTTGCAATTGCCTCGATCTCTTGCTTGCTAGGTGCTGCATATACCTCAGCTATATCATTTGATAGTTTACGTATTTCTTGATCGATAGCCAATGCTCTTGCATCAGCAACCTTTGTTTGCTCAACTACATTTGGACCGCCTGTGACTTTGCTGTAAAGTGTACTCTTCTCTACCATAAGTTCATTGATGCGATTAGTCATGCCTACGGTTTTGTGTCCTACCGCTTCATTATTTGGCATTGTCTTACGTATCTGATCAGCCTCTACAATTTGCTCTATCCCAATGTTTGGGGTAGCCAAAACATCCTGAACCTTCTCGTTAGCCTTAACTACTGCAGTGTTTTCAATAGCATTTTCTAATATAGTTTCACGCTTTTGAACTTGTTGCTGCTTGGCTGCCGTATCTGCAATAGCTTTTTCTATCTCTTGGCGTTCATATGGGTCCCTAGCATTTTTCAACCTTATGTGTAATGCCGCCCTCACAGCGCTCATTGCAAAGCCAACAACCCCTCCAATTTCGCCAGATTGATATAGTCCATCCGTTAATTGTCTTGTTTCGTCATAAATATTAGAAGCGACAAGGTTGTCTGTCCATGTTTGAACAACCTCTGTAATTAATTCAGATCCTCCGCCAACAGATCCAGAAACCATGACTTTTTTAACTGTGCCGCCAGTCATATTATCCAATCTCTTTGTGAAATTTAGGAATGGCAGCGCCTCAAGTCCGGCACTAGCAGCCGTATTAAGCCCGGCAGCCAACATGGCCTTGTCTGAATCGCCGGTCGCTTCGTAAGCTTGTTGAAATGTATCGTTAAATATTTGTTGTGCTGCAATATATGTTGATGGACTTTTACCTGTTTCAACAATTAGCTTGCCAGCACCATTAACTAAGAACTTTGCTTTATTTAAAGCGCTTGCGCCTTTAAAGGCAAGTTGCACTCCCTTAATTTGAGTGCTCGCACCTCCAGTCAAAAACATGGGAATAATCTGACCTACCGCGCTAGCATAAGCCCCTGCTTCGGATTCCTCATTGAATCGACTGCCGGTCATATAGTTTTTTTCAAACTCATTGTAGGCCGCAGTAGCCCTTTCTCCTGAATAATAAGCCCATGCTTTTTGTGCTAAATTTGCATTCTTAAATGCTTCGTCTCGCTCTTCTTGCGTATACGCCCCTGGATTGCCAGAAACTTTTTCCCAAGCATATTCTAATGCCGTATTTCTAACATCTATTATTCCTGGAATAACTCCAGTTATTTGTCTTACTGCAATTTTTGTGTAATCAACTGCATTTTTAAGCGTACTATAAGGCTGAGCATAAGCGCCTCTTTCATCCGCTGTCATTAACGGAATGGGCGCACCCGTTGACTGTGCTGGTTGCTTATAATCCTCCATGTAAGCCGGATCAGTAGCGTCAGCTACGTTTCTCTGCCCTAGAGCAACCGATGTGTCGAAATTCTGCTTTTGAACATCAGTCGCATCCGTTAAAAGTCCTTTTGAATACTGTTCCAAACGCAATGCATCCGCTTCTTGTTGCTTTGATTGTACGCTTAATGGTTCGAAAGCATCTGTTACAGAAACCTGCTGTCTTTCTCCACCAGTTTGGAATGTAGCGACTTGTGTCCCTTCTGATGGCGCCACATAAGTTCCTGAAGGCGATTCTTGTTGCGGAATGGCCGCCGTTTCCAGCCCCTCCGCTAATGGCTGTGTAACCCTCTCCTTCGTGTCGAAAGTCTGAACTTGCGCCCCCGTTGGAGTTGGTTTGATCTGCTCTTTTTTTTTAAAAGGGTCGCCGTATTGAGCTTGATATGCCGCCTTGAATTGATTAAAATCTTCGTACGAACGGTTGTACTTACTTTTGTACATATCCGTTAACGCATCGTTGTATTTGCTTGGGTCTGTGTTTATCCTTTGATCTCTCTCTACATCAACAGCACCTTCAAAATACTTGTCCGTTATATATTGTCCTGCTGACTGAATTATATTATCTGGCATATCTTAATAAAATGATTGTTTGTAATATTTCATAGCATCCTCTAAAGCTTGTTCCTGCGGAGTCAACTTTCTACTTCTCAACGTGCCACCAGACTGAGCATTGAGCGCTGATTCAACATCATCACCTGGCTGTAGTGGGATTGTAACTGTCTTTCTAATTACCGATATGTTTTTACCTTGTTCCGGGTCCCATTTAGAAACAACAACATCCGTAGATGATGGCGTTAATCCGTCTGGACTCTTACCTTCACTATTTAGTTTTGTGTCAATATATCCGGACGAAACACGGTTTACAGACCAACCTTCATATCCTTTTGGCTTCTCACCCTTTTTACCACCGGCAACCCATGCTCTATATTCATCGGCAGCCTTTCTTATTGAAGCGGCTAACATATCCGGCTCCATTGCTACGGCTCTACCATTCTCATCCATAACGGCTGTGCCGATATGTTGCGGAGTGTAATCAACCCTATCTTGCAATCCAGAGACAACACGACCGGTAGATAAATCCCTGTACTGTTTAGGGTTTATTTGAACTGGCTTTAACGTTTGCCCGTTTGTAGTTGTATTCACGCCCGGAATACTAAATCTGCTGGTTTTTGTAACTGTTTTAGTAACATTACCTTGGGCATCCGTTGTGTATACAGGTTCCGATGTTGCTGAAGCGTGAGAGAATGTTCCTTCAGTTGCTAGGAATTTAGTCTCATAATTGCTTCCCGTAGACGGGTCGTATTCTTTAGGTTGTTTTTTCTCATTACTGATCTCAACATTTTTAGATTGAGAATTGTATGCTTCAAGTTGTTTTTTAGCTATATCCCTAGTGTATGCTGCAACGTTTTTACCACCTTTTAATGGGTTTGATTCAGAAATCATTGCCAACACTTCCGGCTCCGTCTTGCCAACAAATTTAGCTAACGAAGGATCGGTTCCGGCATTCTTCATGATTGTTTTAGCATCCTGCTGAAACTCCGGTGTCACAACATCTTTTTGTATTTTAACTTTTGCAACGCCGTTCTTCTCATTAAGAAATTCATCTACGTGAGTTTCGCCAACACCCGGCACCATTACCCCAGTCTCTGGATCTCTGATCATGAATACAGCACCGGTAGATGTTTTTACCGTTGTTGCCTTTTCAGGGTCTTCCTCTATATCCTCTCTACTATATTTCTGATTGTATATGTCCTGAAAATTATTCGCAAACTCTCTTCCTGCCGTTGGTAAATCGTACAGTTCAGTATCCTCTAGTGGATTTGACGTGTGATTAAACTTACCTAGTGGTTGATCGTGATATGCATCGATACTTTTTTGGGTAGCAAGCCCACTCATGTATGCTTTGCCATAAGCCTTTTCGTTATCCGGAATAGCTTGGGTAAGCTCCATGTCATATTTAGCATGAGCATCCTTATCCTGAGCATCCTTTATTGCTAAATCGTTACCCATTGCAACTATCTCTGCTGGGCTTAAATCTTCACCATTGGATAATTTATTGGCTAGATGTTGTGAATATTTATTGTAATCGTCTTGTAACCTAACATTACCCTTTGTTTCATTTGAGGGCCTTTTTAGGGTCTGAAACAAATCTAAATCTCTTTTTTTTCTAGCCGCAGCTTCATCCGCCGCCCTAGCTTGGCTTGCTTGTAAAAATTGATATGGTGCATAATCAAAGCCCCTTGGCCTGTACGGCAATACAACTGATTCACCAAACCCTTGATCTGGGTTTGTGGCCAATGATTTCTGAGCGGTTAAATCGGGTGCTGCCATCTGTTAAAATATATTCTTAATTGGGTATTACCACATACTACCGGCTTCTGTCTCCGGAACATTGTTAAACATTTTACTTCTTGGCTGCCTAGTTCTTGGAGGCGCATTACGTCCGTAGTAATTAGTCCCGGATATTTCGTCCATTTGTGTGCCGGTATCGTATATTTGAGCCATATCTACACCTGAACTTATTGCATTGTTGAGATTTCTATTCGAAGCGTCCCTTAACGACTGAATCCTCAACTGTTCGGTTTGGTATGGCTGATTAAGATTATAATCAAACATTTCATTTTGCTGTCCTGCAACTTCTGATAATGTATTGCCATAATTAGCCACATTTCGTTGTTTATTCTCCGATCCGGCTGCTGCCAGGCCAGACAATTGCGACCTGTTATTTGCGTCAACCTGGGTTAACCCGCCGATAACATCACTTGCCGATCCGCCAGTATTCTGGATTTCTCTATTGGCTCTAGCTGTGCTTGCTCCAAGTTGGTTTTCGTAATACCCTTGGGCTGGAAGCAAAGAGCTATTTGCCATATTTTTAGCAAGATTAGCCTTTTCCTGTAAAGCGGTTGGAATTCCTAGCGTAGGACGAACCTTGCCAGAAGCCTCTAATTTTCGTCTTTCTCTGTCTTGAGTGTAAGCAGTTTGAGCCTTCATTCCGGCGTCAGCTGCCATTCCTATTAATGCTAATGGGATTGCCATAATATTAACATTTTAATTACTTTAACAATATTAATCAATTAAACTAATAATATCTAGAAAGTTTACTATTATTACTCAATCTTTTGTAATATATTTGTATAATTACTAAAACCTATCACTATGAAAAGAATTACATTAATACTCGCATTAGCCCTATCAATCATTTCTTGCAAAAAGCCAACAGACGATCCTATGCCAGCAACCCAGACAAATCAACCAACATTATACTTTCTTGAATATGAGGTTCCAGCAAATACGACCGTAACGTCTGTTATGGATGGTGAAACTGTAATTGATGCACCCAAAAGTGGCCCGTCAAATTCATTTGCCACTATTGACAAAACAAGAACAATCAGCTATTCAGCAACAAATCCGATAACTATCCGAGTTCGTGAAAGAATTTTGAATAATTACACTGGACAAATATATTTAACAATCACCAATACCACTTCTGGCACATTAGACCTAAGCTCTTTGCCGGAATAATTCATACTAAAAATGAATCTACAGGATAAAAGAATTGTAATCGGCATGGACCTAGATTCTGCTGAAGAAGGGGTTGAAAAGACGTTTGCCAGAAGAGTTGAAAACTGTAGAGTCAACATTGTTAACAATGGCAAAGACGGCATAATTGAGCCGGTAATGGGCAATACAGAAATCCCTAGCTTCTTACCACCAGGGACAAATAAAACTATTGGATCGTATTCAGATACGTCTAAGGATAAAATCTATTACTTCAATTGGAACTCTAATAATGAGGATGGGATAGTTGTTTTTGATGGCAACACCTTCACTCAATTAATATTGGGTGACTTGGGATGGGAATCTGATTTAATCATTCATTCTATAACATTAATAAACAACCTCCTGACTTGGACAGAAGGCGGAGATAAGTATCCTCGACAAATAAATGTTCAGGAATCTTTGCTTTCACCGGCAGAGTTTGACTTGTCTTTAATCAAGACACCTCCGACATTCCCCGTACAAATATTTATACAGCAAACTGGAACTGTTGCTGCAAATTTTTACAGGAAAGAAAACTATTACTACATATACAGGTTTGTTTATGATGACGGACAACAAAGTTCGTGGTCACCATACTCTAAACTAGTTAGCAGCAAATACACTACACTGGTATTAGACGATTCTATTTATTCACAATTTAAAATTAGTGGGTGGAGAGTATTTAGGGCTGGCGGAGTAGATGGGCTGAGTTACAATAGAAAGATAAAATATATCGACTTTGCGTATGCTAACACATATTTAGGCCCATTTAAACTATTCAAAAGAACAAAAGTTGAAGATGTTATCACCGAACCGGAGTGGGATCAATTAGTCCTTTCCGATACGGACCTTTCCACGTATGGGCTTAATAAGGATTTAAAGGTAGAGTTCAGGAATGATCTATCCTTTAGTGTTATTGCACCAACCGACACAGAGCGTCCTTATGATGATATTTGGCCGTGTGAGGCAATTGAAACTGCTGATAACAGAAATCTAATAGGTAATACCCTTGAGGGATTTGCTGCATTCGACCTAGTTGTAGGGAATGTAACTCAGGGCGTGAAGGTTGTCTCTGAGTTTACGGACAATTCCCCACTTCCTTCCGCTGCAGAGTTGCAGGGCAACTTTATGGTATGGAAGAATAACTCCAAATACGGAATTGGCCTTGTGTTTTATAATGAGTTTGGTCAAAAGTCTGGGGTATACACTGATCAAAGATTAAAGGTATTAACACCGCCGGACTACAGAGCTGACCTAAAAGAAAAGCTATGGTGCTTTGATTTTGATATTGCAGGAACACCTCCTGAGTGGGCTACGCATTACCAAGTAGTTAGAACTAATAACAACAAGGTCACCAGATTTGTACAGGGTATTACTAATGATATCCTTTATGTTTCTGGATATGATGCGGATGGCGTACCTTCTTTTCTAAGAAAATCAATCGGCACCGCTGTATCTGAAAGCAAAGAAACAATGACTTTATACCTTCCTCCACTTGGGGCCACTCCAGGAGAAAGAAGGGTGAATAACATGATTGGTGATGATCAATACAATTCACCAAACACTGTTTATGAATACGGATTAAGCAATAATGACCAGCCTATATATAGAGAGGTTACATATTGGGCGAGAAGTGCTGGTGGCAATTGGAACCAGGCTGGACTAAACTTTTTACAAGCTAGATATAAACCCGTCCCGTTATATGCATGGGATGGCAAGCCAGATAGCGAACCATTCAATAGTGACGAACTTGACTATATTATCGGATACACTCCTGCCGGAGACGCTATCTACATCGGCGGTGTTAACCGTCGCGGGGAAAAGATAAACGAGTTCTCTAAGGCCGGGTTAGATGCGGCAGTAGATATCCTTATTGATATTTACAACTGGAATAATACCACCAACTTTGAAGAAAACCAGTTTAACAGTACAAATACAACCGCAAGACAGACTTACAACCCTTCTTGCGAAACTCCATACGAATTCCAAGCTGGTGATCGATTAAACATTTACTACTCTAGCACAGGCACCTACTCTGGCATTCTTGATCTTGAAATTAAAGACTTTGTTGAAGGAAGGTACCTTAAAGTTAAATTCGACCAACGATTACTTGAAGATAACATTTTAGGATCTGGGGCATTTATCGAAATATTCACCCCAAATACAGGGTCGGATGATATTTATTTCTATGAATATGGTGATTGCTATCCTGTAAACGATGCGAAAACACCTACAAGACAATATTCTAAAACTTCTTTTTCTATATTCGAAGGCGATACGCACTACATGATGTACGCACCAATGTATGCGCGCGATATCCGTATCAACTACAGAAAGAAAGATATTATCGACTTTAGCACCGGCCGTGGCTATTCAGCATACCCTTTCTTCTCCATGAACCCAGATAACCTAAACCGTGCTGGTCTATGGGAGAAAGCTAATGGTAGGCCAAACGTTGTTCTATTAGATGGGGAGCGACAAACACGTAGACAGAACACTATTCGATATTCGGATAGATATGTTGACGGGTCCACAATAAACGGCACCAGTACATTCTATTCTTTCAACTCGTATCAGTTAGATTACGATTGGGGACCTATCCGCAAGATGACTTCACAGGAAGAAGTTTTGCTGGTCAATTGTGAGCAGGAAGCAGCACTTGTTTATGTGAATAAAGCAATGCTTTCTAACTCTTCCGGAGCCGATAGTTTGATCATATCTGAACAATTACTCAACTCAGCTAAGAAGATGCCTGGCGGATACGGTTGCGTTAACCCAGAGTCTGTTAGTAAGTATAGTGAGTACATTTATTTCTGGAGTAAGAAAAAGGGGTGCGCTTTACGATACAATGTATTTAATAGTATATTTGATATCTCCGGCAACTATAAAGCACGATCATACTTCTACAATAAAGTTTCAGACAAATGCTTCACCGGATTTGACCCCAAGTTTAGAACGCAGTATTTTAGATTCGATGATGAAAACATTGGCTTTATAGACCCCGCAAGCCAGGATTATCCAAACACTTGGTCATCCTTCTTTAGCTTCCTTCCCGAACAGTTTGCCTACATACAGCTGCAGATGTACACCTTCTATCAAGGAAAGTTATTCAAGCATGAAGATGGGCCGGTCAATACATTCTACGGAGTGAAATACCCAAGCCGTATCAATGTTATATTCAATGCAGAACCCAACATGCAGAAGATAGCTAATTTTATCTCTCAGGAGACGGATAAGCCACTTTGGTGTGAATCCATAACTAATCAGGACGGACAAATAACCGACATTGCAGACGGAGCCTTTGAACGTATAAATAAGGATTGGCAATGTGATGTGCCGGGGGATACATCGACTGGGTTGTCTAAGTGGGAGGGCGACTTGATTAGTTCACACCTATTTAATGTAGGATTCCGTTACGACGGGGATAGCTTGTTTAGATTGAGATACTTGAACCTATACTCGCAGATCAGTCAGCGGACAAATAAATAATTTTGTTATTTTATTTTGTCTTTAATTTATAATAATGCATATTTGTGTTCGATAATTACTGAAAAGGTATTTACTCAAATTTACAATTATGTGCAAGTATTAATTTATGCCATTGAATGAAGTATAGTAATTCACAGCAGTCCGAAACATGAATAAAAGAGTCAATTGATATACGGTTGACTCTTTTAATTAAACAAATTGAAGCAAATGGGATGTTATGATACGGTTTTAGTTAATTGCCCCAAGTGTGGCGAAGAACATAATTTTCAATCAAAAAGCGGTGAATGCCTGCTTGAATATTACACACTTGAAAACTGCCCGGATAGTGTTATGTCAAACGTAAATAGACACTCTCCTTATAAATGCGATTGTGGCGTTAGTCTTAAAGTAGATATTTTAAATCGAAAAGCTATTGTTATTTGATAAATAGTATATATATTTGCCTTAGTTGTTGGTTCAGAACAATTCAAAAGCATTAAAAAATCTTTCTTGCTCGAAAGACAAAAATAAAGCCTAGCATGTACTGAACCTACAACGCTGGGCTTTATGCGTTTGAGCCCCCTTGATCAAATCGCAGTATCAAATTGGCGGGAATAGTAGCCGTAGCGACGTAGCAATTTGGTGACTAAAGCAAACTAGGGACTTCTTATACATTGCAGCGGGGAGTTAATCAAGAGTAACCGTATGAAGATAGACTGGCAGATAGTCGAATAGATGGCTTGACAATTAATGTAATCTAACTGCATTAATGAATATGAAAGGGCACGGCTCCAAAAGCATGAACTTTTATTCAGACGAGAAAGGGGCGGAAACGTCGAAAATTTAATTTAAGAAAACTTCTTTATTAAATTTTTAACCTACTGGACTTGTCATGTCTGAATAATCATAAACACTCACCAAAAGCATTGGTTAGTATGAAGAAGACAACAAACCTAAGTACAGACAGAAACGGAGTTGTAAATAAGAAAAGAAGTAAGTCGAATAGTAAAATCACCGCAAACTCTGTCGAGTCGGATAAGTCAAATACTCCAACTTGGTATCCAAATAAAAAAATACCACCAAATCAATAATTATGAGTAAGGATTACATATTCATCAACGGTGTAAAGTGCTACTATGTTAGATGGTATTTTGACAGCAAGTATAGGAGAGTTAAGGTATATGAATCAATAAAAAATGTGTTCTAGTATGACACTATGTGAAGCAATAGAAACAATAGAACACCATCAAAAGTGGAGGCTTGGGGAGGATATAGAAATGATCCACCCTAAAATAATAACGAAGGCGTTGAATTTAATTTTAGAAGAGGTAAAGAAAATACAATAAGACCTCTGAATAAATCGGAGGTCTTATTGTATGCTATCACTACAACAACATGGGGCAAAAGAGCCAAACTGGTACGATCAACTATCGCTCTAACTACTGTTTATTTGAAACACCCTCAATTTAAGAAGGTGCAGCAACAAGTGTGCTATCGTTACTCACCATAGCCTGTTACTTATTGTTATTTTTACGCTTTTGGCGCCTGTGAATAAGACTTTCTAACAATTGCCATTATAGTGTCTATATCCATGGAGTTACGTCTACTAGCAGTTCTAAAAGCCATATCATAAAGATATTTAGCGCGATCCTTTTCGCTCCCACTAGCTGAACGATCCCTCTCGGTCCGCATCCAGAAAATATATTCCTTAACTGCTTTTCTAATCGATTCCTCAACGTAGGATTGCCCGGACGGATTTAAGCCGGATGAAACGTATTCAAGCACTACATCTTTGGATGCATAATCGGAACTAAACTGAAACTCTCTCATTTCTTTGTTTACGGATACTTGCCCGTCACCCTGCACACCGTTTCCGTAGCCGTAAATCGCTCCAGATGAATTACCGTAACCATACCCATAAAACCATACGCCGTCTTCCGCTATGCTTCGTGAATTGTCATATACACCATTGTCGTAAGATGGGTGATACTTATCATTCAACACATCCTCGCCACATTCTTTTTTATGGCTTTTAATTAACCGGTTATTTACGGTGAAAACTTTTAATCGATCACCACTTAGGTATCCGATTTTAGTCCATTTAACCATATCTACCGGGAAAGGCAGAGTTGCAATAGTCGTTGTCTCTGTTCTAATGGATTTTATTTCCTGGAACGTATCGATACGCATTTCCTGAAGACCTTCGGTGGCCCACAACATGAACTTGGCGTAATTGTGCATACCATTATCATCAAGCTCCATGCACGCTTCCCTTACTACTTGATCTAATGTTGTGTACCCTTGATTCATTGTTCGTTAGCGTTAATTAACTTGTCTTCCGGCTTCTCTGTTCTGTATAATTGATAAACTTGAGCCACGATGTCCGACTCCATGTCTTTAACAAGCTCGGCACCTGTGATCAATTTTACGATAACTTTGCCTTTTATTTCTTCGGTGAACAAGGCTTTCATTCCTTCCACCCAATAACCAACATTACCCTGCAGGAAGGGAGCATTACGAGTACCTGTAAAATTTAATACATCCGGATTACACGGAATGTACTTTACAAATTCATTGCCCTCCGGACCTATTGAGTGAACACCGCGTCCTTTTGGAAGGGATATAAACTTCTCCGGAATATCAATGTATGATAAATTCCTTACGGTGTCACGCTTAATCTCCTCACCAACGAACGTTGCAAGGTATTGACCAAATGATTGGCCTTCACCCATTGCGTACTCCTCAAATGCGCGCATCCGGATTAGCTTGGATGCGTATTGACTTGCGGATAATTCTATCTCCCGTATATCCCACTTGGATTCGGAAACGGAATAATCCCCCCCATTAAGGAGGCGCATCACCTGTTCGGCTATTTTAGTTATTTGGTCGCTCATTTGTTACTTGGTATAGATCGGCATCCCTTGTTGCAATGCCCATGTAATTTAACACTTTAAAACAAATATCCTGATGTGTTGACTCCGGAAGTTCAAAATCTTGAGATAATGTCGGATTGTAAACCGGTTGTTGCGGTGTATCAGTGTAAGCCCATACCGGATTCTTTGGTTGTCTAATATAAGTCAACTGAACCTTGCTCGGCGCTGGAACTACTTCGAAGTAAGCACCGTAATTGCTTGCAATCGGATGTAATTTATCAGCCTTAACAATTAATGAAGATCTACGATAAGACTTTTTGTTTTGAGAAATAAGTTCTACCGGGACCCATTCTTTTGTCGGATCAACTCCACACTCGGCACTATTTGTATATGCGTTTGCGTAAAGATCAATCCAATGATAATAGTCCCCGGGCTTGATAAACTTCCCAGAACTATTGTATAACTCTTTCGGAGTTACAAGTGGTGCTAGATTATCAGAAATAACCGAAGTGAACTCATACTGATCTCTCAATGCGGACACAATCTCTAGTTGTGCCCTCCTGAAGTACAGGTTTAATTGATCAATAGGAATGTTACCTATTTGATTCTTCCTGGCAATAGCGAATATGTATTTTTTTGCTTCGTTAATATTCATTAGTAGCCTGAGTTGATAGATTTAATATGAACTGTCCATTGGATAGTTTTATTTGTTTCTCCAGTCGCTACAAACACAAGTATTGATGCAGAAATCTGAACATTAACAGTCCATGCAGCTGCCGCAGCGTCAGCAAATACTTCAGAAACAGCTCCTGTTCCGACCGCCACTATAGTTCCTCCAATATTTTTAAATCCTCCTTTGTAAACCAACGTAGCGGAATCACCAACTGATCCGGCTGATCCGGCTGACTGAATACCAACAAATGTGGCCTCAATTTTTGCCATCGTTTCCAGTTGCATTTGAAAACCTGCGGTTGCACCGTCTAATCCTATTGCCGTAACTGAGTTATTTGTAGTGACACCAAAGGCAATGGCTGTCTCTTCTTGGTGTGTTGTAGTAGCGTTACTATTTGAAAATACTCTTGAATATATGTTTACTAATTTACCATAAAGCCCAAATATAAATCCACCTGTTACTCCACTGACTAACTGATTGTAAATACCAATTATAACAGACCCTCCATTTGAACTTCCTGCGTTATTTGATCCAATAACCATAGCGGCTCCGGTTGCATTATTGTTATTGCCACTTACTACAACGTTCGAGTCTGACACAATATTATTATCACCAGATATATTAGAACTTGAGCCGGTAACGTTGTTTTGATTGCCAACAACACTATTATTATTACCAGGGACAATGTTATTAACACCTGAAACACTATTTGATGAACCAGCAACTCCATTAGAAGATCCACTAACACTGTTTTGATTACCTGCGACAGTATTGCTAACGCCAACAATAACATTTGCTGTTCCAGCACCAGCATGACCCGTACCAGCTCTTAATGAATTCAATGCAATTAAATTACCAACCGTATCCTGAGTTACATTTGGATCCGCCTCTAGCACATTTGAGGCGTTATACCTCACTGTTTGATTAGTAGTTCCTGCTGGGATAGAAACACCGTAAGATATCTTTCTACCAACCCATATTGCAAGCGCCGAATCATAATAAGCGTAAATCCCAAAGTTTCCAACAAGTGCGTCCGCAGCTGAAATTGCAACACCTATTATCGTTAAAGTATTACCGCCTAGCGTAGCCGCTGCCTTGTAATCTATCCATAGAGAATCACCAACCTTAGATGTTGGTATGTTAGGAACAAAAGAAACATTCCCTATTAATGTTACAGTCCCCTCTATTACATAAGTAGATGTTACTATTGACGGGTCAATGTTTGTTGATCCCGAAGTAGGCAATGCAACTTTGTAGAAAAGAAACCCTGGCGTCCCTGCTATGTTATATTGGCGAAGCGTTGTTGAGTTAAAACTAGCTTCTGCCGCCAAGCTACCAACACCTATTAAAAAGGAGTTTGTTGCTAATGGCCTTCCAACAAGGGGGAATGTAGTCGCGTCCGCTTTCTTTATTTGCTGACCATCCAAAACCAATACGTCCGTTGGCGTAGCATCCGTTGCCAATGTTGACAATATAAATGGTTGCCCGCTTGTTACATCAAAGATAGTGTTATTGCTCGCATCGTATAAAGCTGACTTATTACCCACGTATTCCCAGTAAGTATTGCTAGCAGTTGTTCCGCTTGGAGCATTCACCCCCGAACCAGCAGCTAATATGTTTTTGTAAATTAATGATGGGTTGGTGCCATACAATACTGTCTTATTTAAAATATAGTCCGCTCCGTTAACCCAGAATGCAATTCCTTCTTGCACTGCAGAGCCGGCTTCGTTGCTAATTAACTTAGAATACCATGTAGTATTTGATGCAGCGTACCAAGTGTAGATAAGGCAATTTCCACTAGCAATTTCACTAGGAGATAGTGACAGCCCAAAGATAGTAACTGTTTGTCCGTTTGCTGTTGCTGTTGCCCTATAATCAACAATAAATGAATCACCATCAATAGGTGTCCCAACTGTTTGAACCAATACCGCTGCGGACAATGTTGAAGAACCAGTTAAAACCAGCACCTTTTTAGAAGTGCCCGGCGTTAATGAAATAGTAACCCCGCCAGCACCTATACTTGTCACGGTTACTCCTCTTGCTTCTTCCGGAATACCGGCTGCTCTAAATGCGGCTACTGACAAATCCTGAGATTGAAGCGCCGATAAAATTAAATCCTTGTATGTCTGAGTAAGACGAACTGTATAAGTAGTTGTTGACCCTACGGTTACCGAAGTCACCTCGGTACCAAAAGAAGCATCCCCTAGTACATCTACATCTCCGCTAGAACCACCGCCACCTTCAGGTATTACCTGGGAAGGTTCATCACCGGAACATCCGCACCCAACCGTAATGTTAGCAAGTTGTATAATTTGATTTAACCAGTATGTTGCATCCGACTCTTTGCCACAAGTAACAGCATCATCATACAACATGTATAAAATAGAAACCAAAGAAAGTGTTTCTTGGATCTTAGTAGCTTTACCGAAATCTCCAGTAGCCTTTGCGGCTAACATTTCATTAGTAAGATTCTTAACACCGCAATAAATATCGCAAAGTGTTTTATTATCAACAATTGTTTCGTCGACGGCCGTAATTAAATAATCAACAATCAACCCGTCCGTAAACACATATGTTGCTACCGTAGATATTTTACCGGCATAAGTTCCAGTATATACATTCGGATACGAAAGAATGATCTGATAAAGACCTGAAGTAGTTGGTGACAAACTCAAGCTGGATGGATACCAAAGCGTATGGGTTCTTACTAGTGTAGGATTGATCCCAGAAATCGGGTATGATGTCAAGTCCGTACTTGTAACTTTTGCCAACCTTACATTGTTCGTTACCTCTACATCTCCTTCAGGAGCTTCATAGCAGTAATAAACAGTCGCCACTTCTGAGTAGGTTCCGGGCTGTGTTGCGCCAGCGATCTGTACGCTATATGTAATAGTGTAATTCCCTTTCAGTATTTCATCCAGTGTATCTAACGGGATCAATACTGTGCTAAAACCAAGACTAACATTTGCCGTAATATCCGGCGATGCAAAGCTATTGTTCTCATAGATTATCCCAGTGGGGCCTTCTATTTTGAAAACTCCTTTAACATCCGTCAGGGCAATACCCTCCGCAGCATAATCGGTCGTGTCTGTAAATACAAATGTTGGATCAGTTGGTACAACATTAAACTTCGTTGAGAATTGCAATGCGTCTTGTATCATGTCTTTAATCAAAAAAGACTACCCACTATTAGGCGAGTAGTCTTATGTTTTAGTTTTTTATATTTTAGATAATTTTTCCAAGCTGTTCTGTTCTTCTTTGAATCAATACTTCTTGATTTTTTGCTTCAAGGAATAGTTTTAGATTTTTACCTTTCTTGTCTGAAGAAAGTAAGAACTTAGCTAGTGCCTCATGCTGCTCTTCACCAATTGAAACCTGCAGGATGTCATTAATCTCTTTACCAGAAATTAAGTTTTTCCATGTTCTGATGTCGTCATCATAACTAATCAGGCCATACGATACCGCCTTTTTAACAAGCTCGATTACCGCTCCGTCACCATCCATCACAAGTGACTTAAACTTGTCGCGATTACGGTCGTTTTTAACAAACGTCATCAATGTTGTTTTCAAGCTATTAGCATTCTGATCAGCATTCAACCCAAGCTGTCTGCAAATCTGAATCAAGTCCGCTTCAACCTTCTCGCTGATGTACAATGTCAATTTAGCGATATCCGCCTCCTTAGCAACACTAGAGAACTCGTTAGCCTCAGTTGCAACCTCTTCAAATGTTTTCACATATGTATTGATTGCGTATGGGTTAGACGCGTTAAAGTTGCTCATTCTCAAGAACCACATTAAAGGGTATCTTTGAGGTTCGGCTGGAGTAAACACTATCTGCGCGTAACTCTCTCTGATAAATAACAGCTCCGTATCTTGTGTTCCATCTGAACACGTAATCTCAAACATATCTTTCCCGTCATAAATAGAGTCCGTATTCGGGATTCTAGTGGATGCCGGCAAGATATCCATCTGATCATTTTCAATATTTCTAACCTTCAATGGCTGACGTAATATTTTGAATATTACTGTTTGCCCAGGTTTAAGAGTTCCATATTCCGGACCTACACCTAAAGTTTTCTTATACTCGTCGGACAGTCTTGGCAGTACGTCTCTAATTTTTTTAGATAATTCTTTTTCTGTTGTAATCATTGCTTGGTTCTTTTCTTGTTTCTTTTATTAAATAAGTGGGGTAACATTTTAAGTCACCCCACCTTTATATTAAGCAGTTTTTGTTGCTACAATAGATTGGTTAGCCAATGCTACCGCAACACCAAACTCAGTCAAATAACGGAAGCTGCGTTCATCAAGTTCGTTTGAGAAACCATCACCACCAACATTCGCTTGGAATTTTCTGCTTACTGAAGTCCCTTTAGGGCCAGTAATACCTTTATAACCGAACTGAACTACGTAACCAGCTTTGCCAGTAACCGGATCTTTCGTGTTTGCAATTGGAGACGTCCATACGAAGTAAGGATAATCTTGACCAGGTGCATACATTGAGATTGGGTTGTTAAATTCAGCCATACGCTTCTTAACAAATGTAAAGTTTGCTAAGTTGAAACCATCGCAACCAAAGTCAACCATTCTGTTTCCTTTAAGCACTGTGTTTTGGTTGTTATCCAAGTAAACACGAGCACCTTGGCGCATTGAATCCGTAACAAATCTTTCGATCATTAAGTCCGCTTCGTGACCAACGTTCATCAAGTGAGCGTTACCAGCACGTTGTTTTAATAACAAACGAGTCCAGTTTTCAAGATCATTTAATTGGATACCACCTGTGTATTGGTAGTTGTTACCACGCTCTTGAACTTGCGTAATGGCACCTTTAACCAATCTAACCGTTGCGCCTGAAGCATCAGTAGTTGTACCACCCGGTCCGATCAACGAAGCCATACACAAGTCAATTTGGTGTTGCTTGAACACTGTAGCATCTGCCGTATACAACATGTACTCAGAGTTAGAAGCACCCCATTTAACTTTTGATTTATTTGAAGCTGCAGTACCAGTGAAGTTAAGTTTGTTCTTAACAATACCTGTTCCTTCTTCGAACTTTACTGGAATGTTTAACATACCATCATCGTATCCAGTACCCTCCGCAGAGAAGTTACCAGCAATGATCATTGTTTTACCAGCAGCCAATGTTGAAGCAGCAGTAGCTGTTGCCGGAACTGGAACTACAGTCAATGTGTGAGCATTTGGAGTTGTAGTACTTTTAGACTGCACAAACAATTGCAAACCATCAACCTTGATCATGTTGTTTGCTCTGAATGGAGATCTTGTACCACTGTTTTGGTGAGCTGATGCAGCAATTGTAATTACCGCTACCGCACCCGGAGTTGCACCGCCAGTGAATGAAGCTATGGTAGCGTTTGCACTAACATAACCTTCTTCATGCCATCTGATATTAGTATCTTCTACTAATTTCCACGCCTGAAGCGATTCAATGTACATTAAGAAGTTTCGTTCATCAACTTGCTGGAATACCGATTGCCATAAAGTTGAATCATCTCTTAATAATTCACCCGTAGTTATCGCGGGGATGAAACTGTCGCCGACTCTGCCAGCGGTTGAGTTATTTAAAATTGACATATATTTTTACTTTTTTTAAAGATTTGCGAAGAAATTACCTATCGTTTCTCTACCTGTTTGCTCCGTTCTTAATGGGCCTGTTCTTTTTTGTTGGTCTCCACCTTTGTTTTTATTTAGAATATGCTCCTCTTGGTGGACTCTACCTAACTGGTAAAATTCTGAAGCTACTCTATCGAATTGGTTGTTCTTGATAATAAGTTGCGCTAACTTACTATAGTCATAACCGCCTCCTTCTTTTGCTATCAACTCACTAAGCCATTTTATCGGACTGTCCATTGCATTTTGAATTTCTTCCAAATCCTCTTGATCAACGTTCACGTTTACTGAGGTTTTATCTTCCATTTCGAAAACAATTGTATCCTTGTTTGCCTTAATGATATTAATCTGTTCATCTACGCCTTTATACCATTTGGCGTCTTCCGCTGCACGATCTACTTGCTCTTGTTTATTATCAACTACGGCAATAGATTGTTTTTTGGATTCTAACCAGGCTTTAGCTTTCTTTCCTTCAGATTCTAATAAGGCTCTTTGTAGGTCCGCATCTTCTTCATCGAACTCGCGACTCTTCATATCCTTATCAAAAAGTTTTAGGGAAAGGTGTCTAGGTAAATCAGATCTTTCAATAACAAACTTTTCTCTCAATGCATCAATTGCTTCCATTTTAGATGGATCCAATGACATAATTTCATCATACATAGTCCAACTACCTGTCTCAACAGCCAGTTTTTGTCTTGCAAGCAACTCCGGACTTACGCCAGGCTCTTTGTTTGCTAAGAGGTTATTGTATGCTGCAATTATCTCCGGAATTTCATCAATGGAGTTAATCTTTACACCTTTGTCTCTAAACCTATCGTTAAACCAAACAGTTGGATCATCGAAATCATCCCCTGCATTGTCTTCCGTCTCAGTTTCAATATTTTTTTCCTGTCCGCCTTCTGCTGCAGGTGTGTTTTCTAATTCTAATCTCGCCTCCTCCTCTTCATTTGCTAAAATTTCAGCTCTTGTTAAGAATGGCTGATCTGTTCCTTCAAAGAAATCGGCAACAGTTTCGGACCCTTTGTCCTCGTTGTTTTCTATATTTTCTAATTCTTCTGCCATCATTGTTAGTTTTTCTTACCCAAAAATAATATATTTACATAATAGATAATTTCAACTACTCAAAATTGCGTACTTTATGAAAAGTTTTACCGTGTCTAAGGTAAATGGGGTTAACGGAATTGACTCTTTCAGTCTTTATGTAGCTCTAGATGTTGGCAGGATTAAGGATTATTCCAGGTGGGCTAAAAACTTAGACAAGTACGGTGACGAGGGTATTGATTTTTTTAAACAGAAGACTATGATCTTTGATCCGCAACCGGTTCGCCTGAGATTAAGGTATCACGTATCACTATTGTTTGCATGTGAATTGTGCGCCTCTGTTAAGACGGCTCATGCGAGGAGTTTAAAATATGAACTTAGGCGCGTAATGAATACCCCCGCCAAATAACTACTCACATTTGCGTATTTTTTTGACTATCATTTTTATTAGGATTATTTTTGGTTGTATATAAAAAATTACAACTATGGCAACATTCTTATCTATCCCTGTTATTAAAGGGGACCTATCATTAGTTCCAGATACTGGCGGAGCTAGAAAGTTAATCGCTAACGCTGTTACAAAGACATTCAATAAAGAATACATCTCTGAGTTATCTCCAATGGTGTCTCCTCAGACTGGTGCAACTTTATCAAAGTTTACTTATGATGCCCCAGGTGGCATTAGAAATGTTTACGAAGCAACAATAACTGTTGCGGCAATCATCGCATTAGACGTTTAAATCTTTCTGTTTGTTTGTTTGGTTTCTTAGCCTCCATGCATTGATTTGTATGGAGGTTTTTTTTGCATAAAAAAAGTGGTAAGGCCACTACTCCTCACCACTTTCAAAAAGAAATTACTTATTAACCTGCATCAAATATACAAAATAAAACACTAGGTGCAAATTTATTTACCAGGAAGTCTGTTTCTATCCAGGTTTTGATTAACCTTCATTTGCGTTTGCTCTTTCTGGGACTCCTCCTTAGTTTCGATATGGAATCCTTTAGCAATATTGTTCTGTTGATTCTCTTGCATTTTATTACTATGCTTCTGATTCTCCAGCTCAATATTAGCCTTTTTATTCATTTCAATTATCTGGGACTCCTTATCAAGTTCTGCAGCCATTTCTTGTTGTCTGATCATGGCTGAGTTTTTAGCTGTCTCCTGATCCATATTGGCCTTATCCTGCATCATTTGCTTTTGGGTAGCCTCGGCTTCTCTCTTATGAAGATTGATAGCCTTATACAAATACGCCTTAGCCTGCTTGATGGTTGTACACTCTTTAACTACCAGGCTGTCCGACATTGTTATACCGCCGTTGTTAGGCCCAAGTGTTAATGCCTCCCTACAATCCATATAGATATCGGCCCACTGTTGTTCCGAAGCGGAATGTTGGATATCAATGTTGTATTGATACTTACTTGCCTGTTGGTTTAATTTAATGTATTCGTATGTGTCTGTACCAATGCCATTTTTAATACCAACTGCTTCACCGGAGGCAATAACATCCATGCCCATCATTACTTTGACCCTGCAGATATCTTCATAGTGCATTCTCTTTGCTTCGTAAAGATGTTTTATAGAGTAGTCGGCTGTTTCCATAACATTGTCGCTAACACCTTTACCCATGTATTTCTGGGGCGATCCTGCTGCAACGGAGTTGAATCCGGTAATTTCCTGCATCAGCATTAAATCAGCTCTCAATCCATCTAACCACCCACCGAAATCCGGACCTAAACCACCATACAATTCCTGAACTGGTTTGGCGCCATTCCCACCGAACTTCTGTGCGGACCCAGCATAGATATGTATGTTTTCCTTAACAGCCATTTCAAGTGCAACCTCCCTTGTATAGGATGCATCATTAATACTTTCAACCGCCGACAATAACGCATCTGAGTCGATAGCCAACCCGGAAGGCCTTGCTTTTGCAATTGCATCCTGCATCTTTTGCCACTTCAAATTGGCACTTTCGATCAATGGCATTATTTCACCAAACAATTCTTGCGTATAGCCATCTTTAATAAGCGGTGCATTGATTAGTATCGGCAACTTTGTTCTGTATGGATCGGAATGATCGCGTGGGGTGTCCCTGAATAAACCATAGTTATAAACAAAGTCGGTTCCAACTATCCACGTACACTTGTAGACAACCTGATTCTTTGTTCTGAATAGTTTTTTGGTCGGATTATTCTTTTCGAAATCATCCTCCTTACCTTTGTAGTAATCGAATGCCTTGCGGTATATTCTTGGATTGCCGGCGCTATTATTTTTTAAAACTTTAACTTCTTCGTTATATGAGTAGAAGTAAAAATCAAGAACTAATCCTTTTTTTGTTACGGATTGGTCCATTGAATACCCTTGCTGCGCTCTACTATCAAATCTTGTATAGTCGTTTTGCGAGAAGAATAATTCAATCTCCTTTAACTGTTCTTTTGTGAAGTCGCCGTTAACATCCTCCTCCATCAATTCAGTCACCGTAATTTGGCGGTATTGACCAATTTCCGAAACGTCCCTAAAATTTTCCGTATTGCTATACCCAACCAAAAGCGATCTTGGATCTATGACTTCCGCAACTGGCGTCCCATCCACCCCACTTCTAACCTGGGTTGCATAAGCACCCATTAGAATAACGTTCAAATCCTCCTCCATTAACTTATCCTCTACGCGATCAATAGAGTTTGAGTACTTTAAAAAAAGCTCAATACCCATTGCCATTTGGTAAGGGATAGATAAATTGGTCTTCTGTATCTCAAGTTCATCCGTGTCTACGGGAAGGTTGTCAAAACCTAAATCCTGCAGCATCTGGGCAACCTGTGGAACATTGTATTTATCGGCAATCTTTTTAATATTCATTGCCGCTTTCAGCCTGGAAGAAAATTCCTCCTCGTGCTGCCTTGCCAACGCATTTATCGGGGTTGCAACAATATCGAATTTACGATCGTTCAACCTGTTTTTAAGAATCCTAACGTACTTAGACGCAACATTTAAAATTCTTTTATCCCTAGAAACCGCTGTTTGATTCTTTGTTTCGGACTTATTGTTGTCATACAGGTCCATGTATTTCCCCGGATCAATAAGCGCCTGAAAATATCTTACATTTTCATCATACTTATCCCGTGCATTAAAAAATAAATTAGGACTATTGGTTCTAAAGTCATTGTGAGCGGTTTTAACCATTTGCAGACACCATGCACCGTCCTTTTTTTCAGCGGGAATGATGTGACTTGGCCGGCCATTGGCCAAAACCGAGCCGGGTGCCAGAACATTGGATATATTGGAGTCCGTATAGAAAGAGTTCATCTAGTAGAATTTTAATGCTAATTTAAAATATTTATTCTAATTTTCTTTCTATTATGTATTTTTTTATTATATCAATGGCGACTTTGTGATCTCCGATAGTTAAGGAGGCCGCCGATGGGGATGGAAATATTCTTAGGTTTGTACGGTTTTTCGGCCGCAATAAGTGCCCACCCGCAAGCTACGGTTAAATCTCGCTTGGTTCTTGTCTTGTATGAGAACTTGCGCGCATCATTCAGTATTCTATCCTGACGGCAACGATTTCCATGTTTCGCGAAATATGACTTGAGTCTTGAGATATAAAGGTCAATGGTGTATGTTCCAGCGGAAATACCTTCGGTTAATTCTGATTTATTAGTAATACTTACAGAGTTCTCCGGCCTAGCCATCACAAATTCTAAATACCCACGCTTTTTCATGTAGTTGTAGATATCGAATTTGTTTTTTTCGATTAGAACTTGGCACCCAAAGAAGAAGCATGCGATAATTTGATCCTCATAAAATTCTTCCGGGTCGTCTGGGTCAAACAGGTAGTCAGCAACGAAATTGTCGCTAAACAATTCTGCTTCATGGTTCGCATCAAGCTTTCTATAAACAGCAATAGCAGCCTCGGAGCGTCCATTTTCAGCTTCTACACCACTTGAGACCGGATCGGTTCCCATTGCGAACTTGTCGTCATTTAATGGTTTATGCCTATTATTCCCGGTTCCGTTTGACAACACTTGATTCTGCATGTTTTCGGGTGGAAGCCACGTTATACTCCACCTTCCGTTAATTGGATTGGGGACCGCCTTAGCCTTGCAGTCAATCGTATCCCAAACCAAGTCGTACATGCGTGACCGTTCACGGTGGTTGTCCGGCAGCATCGCGATATATTGGAGTGTGTTATCTATTATCTGAACATTAAAGGGGCATTCCTCTGCATTTGTTGCGAACAAATCCGCCTCGGACATAGGGGATTCTTTACGCTCTTTATTGTATGACGCTGGGTCACCAACAAGTGAGGCTAGTTTTGCCAATAACTCTTTTCTTGCCAGTTCTTCATTAGGAACGCCGTACTTATCAAAGTGCATTGTCCTGTACGCAAATGTAATATACCTGTAAAGCCCAGAAGGGGTTTCCCCGGTAATTGGGTCTATTTTGGTTTGATCGGAGTTGTTCCAGTACTTTTCAAAATGAACCCCGCCTCCAGTAATTTCGGCTACCGTGGTGGTAGCAAGCATTTTGCCAATATAATTATTCGTACTGGTATCGATACAGCATTTTCGCAAAACCATGTGCCTAGAATACACATCATGCATCTCCAGTTTTGCCACTTCATCATGTATAACCTTATGCAATTTCTTACCGTCAAATGCTTTAGGCTTTGCGTTACCTATGAATATGTGTGAGTTTAATTCAGTTCTCGCGGCGGCTATTGCATCTACGCCTTTCTTCCTTGTTATAACAAAGCTGAGACCGGATTTACTTGTCAACCCTTTATCTTCATCATACATTGGAAGGAAGAAGTCGGGCATCCGTTTCATTGGGCTAATCATTGCATTGTCATAAACGTTTTCAAACGCATCTGAATCTGTTTTTGATTGTATCCCTCCCTTTTTTCCTTTTTGTCTTGATAGGTATTCAAACATATCGCATGCTGCAAACTGCGTTTTGCCCGCCCTACGAACGTGGACCTCCAACATACCCAGGCACTTAACTGTCTCTATGCATACTTGCCAGAAATAAGACTTCTCTACATCCGGTATTCTAAACTGAGCATATTCACCAGTGTCCATCGGCCAGTAAGAAAGATAAAAATAATAAAGTCCAGTAATGTAAATTGGCTTACCATTTACCATTAACCACACTCCATTAAGCCTTCGCTTCCACTCCTGAACTCTTAGGTTATCAAGATCTTCATCAACGTATTCTGGATTGAATTTTTGTAGCTTTATTTCTGCAGCTCGTCTTTCGTTATACTCCTCGTGATCAAAAGTTAGTCTCCAGTACTGATCCTCTGGTTCGTATTCTTTAAAAAGAACTTCAGATTCAATCAGATCCCCGGTGCCGTTGTAATAATTAGGTACAAGGGGGAATGGTGGCAGATAAATATCTACCTTTTGTAATACAATATGCGATCCGCCTGGGTATTCTTTATGCATTTACTTCTTTCTCCTCGTACTGTTGAATCAGCTGATTGAGAGTAAATATCTCCTTTTTATAGGAAGAATACAAGTTCATTTCATCATTTACTGTCTCAATTGAATGGCAAATTGTACTGTGGTTCATGTTTTCCATAAAACTTCCAACCCTTTTTAGGCTCATGCTTGTGTTTTTACGCATCCAATAATGAATAAATTGACGCCCTTTAACATATTCTTTTGACCGGTAATGACGGCCGGTTTCCGGTATTCTCTTTGTTAATCGATCAACATCTAGCTCGTAGTATTTACAAACAATATCAATTAAAACTTCTGGTGTTATTACTGTAGTGGCGGTACTCATATTGTTAAGGTTTTGTGTTTGTTATGCTATACGTTTGATATGGTGCTGCTGGGTCGATTACTATGTGGATGGTTGCGCCCATATTAAAAGTCACGCGAAATCGTTGCGATCATTTCGGGGGTTGTTAATTTCAACTCAACGGACTTCGCCGCGTTCTGAAGTGCCGTATCCGACTTGAAGAACTCTTTGTAATACCCATTTAACCTGTCTGTGATTTGCCCGTTAATATCAAGTAGTGTACTTTTCAACTTTGCGGTTTCGGCAATCTTCTTGTCATCGGTTAGCATTGTTGCCCCAATTACAATAGCCATGTTCTCTGACTGAAGCTGTTCGTTTGTAACTATGTTGCTCCAAAGTCCATTCTTCTGTATTGTTAAGAAGCGGACAACGGCGGATGTAAATTCTGGATCCTTAAAATCAAAGTAACAAGTCTTCGTATCCTCGGTCAATTTCATTCCGGCCAGCTTCATTGCTTCCGATTTGCGTTCAACCAAGTTATCCTTAAACTTCTTAATTAGTGGGCTTCCCTCTGAATACAGGTAGATTATGTATCTCAGTAACTTATCTGAGATGCCAGGCGAAACTAGTTCCGGATACTGTTTAATGTTTGGATACAATTCTATCACCGGTTTTTTAGCGCCGTGAATGTTGTAGTGTAGTGTTGAAAAGTCTAATTCGCTCATAGTTTTGCAAGTAGTTTCTTAAACTGTTTCTTTAACTTTCTTGGTATCTTCTGATTGCAATGAAAGTTTTTACCGTTCCCGTCCGCCCCAAATGAAAGCGGCTGTTTTATTATCCCTTTATATCTTCTTCCCATATTACAGGTTCATTATCTTTCTAATTGCTCTAAATTTAGCTTCATCCAAATGCTTACGGCAATAGGGGTCCGAAGGAATATCCGGATCGATCACCGGCCAGAATGCGACGGCCTTATCCTTACATTTTTTTACGCAGCACTCTTGATCGCTTGCCTGTATCTGGTCGCTCATATATCTTTATTAAACCGGAGTTCAATTGTAAAATTTAGCACTGTTACCAATATTGATTTATTGTCCACCATTACAAGGAAGATGCTTAGGCCTCTATTGTGCCTCCAAAAGCGCCATTCATTAAAGAATAATAATCTCATACTATTTAGTTAAAAGGTCCGCCCGGAAAAACTTGCCAAGGATATTGTCATTGTAACTATCCGATCTTAATACATCATACTGCATCTGATAAAACAACTCCCAATACGTCATCTGTTTTTTTGTGAAGCAAAGGTGTAATATCTCCCTATCTATATTGTCGCCGTTTTTAATATCCTCATTCAGCTGCTTGTTGCTGCCGGTGTATAGCTGCCAGTTGGAAGATTTAACTACTGTTTTTGTCTTAGATCTGCGCTTGTCAACCATTTTAGCCAGGGCGCGTTTGCCGATTGCGGTTTTCTTTGAAGCGGTGAAAGACTTTCTTCCGATGTATATCTTACCATTAACCGTGTTGGTGATCTTGTAAATGAACCCAATAGCCCCCTGCGCTAATACAGTTTCTAATAATGCAGGTTTTTCTAATTCTAATGACCAATATCTCCAAGGTTTCATATATCTTTTTCTGTTCTACTTAATGAATAACCCATTTTCTTACTCCAGGCTGGTTTTTTCTCGATTTCTACATGGCAGTAGGCGCATACTCCCAAGAAGAATCTCTTATCTGTCAGCAAGCTTCCTATGCGGCCCTTTTTGTGATGCACCTGTTCGGAAGGGTGCATGCAATCCTTTACTTCACAAATAACATATTCCGAAAGGTATTCCTGCCTAGCCATCTTGTACTCCGCATTAAGAACCATTCTCTTGCTGGAGATGGGCTTGGGCTTTCCACCACGCTTCAGTGGTGTCTTCGCTTTCGGCTCCCGCTTTTCGGGTTTGGGGAATGGTTTTGCCATTAATCTTCATCGTCTTCAAATTCCGAAAAATTAACCTCCCAGTCTTGAATAAATCCGTTTTCGTCAATATCCATAATTACATAATCGCCAAATCCGTTTCCTACTGGACACATCATATAGATTACATAGCCTTCAATTTCTTTGATAATATCTTTATCGGAATCTAAAAGTTTGAAAGTATTACAATCTACAGATTTATAGTGAATATTAGCACTGACTCCTTGCTTCCAGTTTATAATCCTGCCTGACTCCAACTCGATTAATGGCTTCCAATATTTACCATCCCGGCATGGAATTAAATCGCCATGCTCATCTTCGACGCCATTTACTTTCGAGTCTTCCCAATATCTAACTCCAACTTCTGCCTGTAAATAAATTACATCAAACTCTTTTTCTACCTTTAACTTTACTTTCATACTGTTTGTTTTTTAATAAGATTAACAAGATGAATGGCACACGCAGTCCTGGATACTTCCAATACCCGTTTCTACTCAGGTATATTCATCTTTTAATGTTTTAAATAAAGCCCACGCAGGAAAAGGATTTTCACCGACAAATTCCCCAATTAAACTTCAAATAAAAGCGGGGCGCACAACTTATGCATATCTAGTATGCTGAGCGACTCGTGGGATTATTACTCCGGTCTCACGTACTCAAGGTACTATACTTGACCGAAATGATTTTAATTTCTATTTATTTAACTTCAACTCGTAATACACATTACTTTTATCCTTAATGGTCACTGGCGCTTTAATCAACTCGTACACCCCAGGAACAACCTTCCTTGTTTCCACTAACCACTTCGTGAATATTCCGAACCGCCCGTTTATATTTGACACCTTTTTGAACAAGGATAAATCATCATTCTCTTCCGGCTTTGACAGATAAACCTTTTTGTTGTGTATAAAGAACTGAGCGTACCCACCATTCGACAACCCTAGGAACTCTGCCGTCTCATCGGTCATTGTCCCCCTAGTGCTTCTAATTGTTAAATATAGCGCACCTGGTTCTCCGGAATAGTTATTCGGCCTACCACGCCTTTTTGTTTTTATAATTTCCATTTTTTACTTTGTAAATTCTTCGACTACTTCATATTGATTAGAACCTACTTGCTTAGATAGTCTAAATCTTACGGACCCTCGTCTTGATTGCCACTCGGTACGTGCCGCCGCTTTCATCTCTTCCAAGTTAGATCCGACTTCTTCGTACCAATAAACAACATCTCCACCTATCCAATGAGTAAAGTTCACTTTAAACATATGCAAATCTAAGTATTTAAAAGTTAATAACAAAATAAAATGTCAAAAAGGTGTGGGTCCGTCGTCGTCTTGTGGGAAGTATTCTTTTGAATTATTCTCCACTTTGCCATACCAGTCTCGTATGCTATCTGATTGTCCTTTTAACCACGTATCTTCGCCTTCAGATATCCTAGTCCGCTCATTTAAACTGTTCTTTGGTTCAACGTATTTTTGCTGGTCGCCAATTACTGTAAATCCGCATGAGTCAGGATTCATGCTTAAAAGGATTGGGTTATCCATAAGCGTTACTGAGCCGCCCGTTTTCTTCTCTTTAACTTTCCTAACATGCAGCTCTGTTACCATCCATAATTCTGGGTGCTGAGTTTTTCTGTGTATGGTAACAAACTCGTCAGAAACGTTGGCCCCCTTGTTACCTCCCTCAGAATCAGACTTTTGCGGTGCAATCATATGCCCATCTGCATCTACTTTCCGTGAAGCACTAGTTGCTAAGTGGATGTTTATATAGGTTGAAACTCCGTTGGCTTTCCCAAATCCTTTTATTGCGCGAATAGCCTTGTACTGATAGGCATGATCGCTTGTTTTCATTTCATTTATTTCTCCAAGTATACTGTAGAACGGGTCAATCAAAAGGCCATCAATACTATATTTTGACAGCATTTTTCTAGCCATAACGATTACTTCTTCATAATCAAAAGATGTTTCGGCATGCCTAACAAGGAAGAAGTGTTTCTTGAAAAAGGCTTTTGCTTCCGCAAACTCTTCCGGGGTACATTGATCTAACTTCTTGCCCAAATAGAAAACCATAACATCTTCCGCTATGGATCCATTTGAGTTTTCTGTGGTATAAATAAACCATTTTAAGCCATTTGTTTTTGACCACTGAACATATAGCCAAATAATTGTAGTTGTCTTACCAACGTTGTCTGACCCATTTATCATCATGAGATTACCACGCTTGTATCGCAAGTGCTTGTCAATGGTAGTAGAGCCCATGCACAATCCAAGTTCAAATGTATTTGTTCGCACCTGTTCTAAATACTGAGCAATATCCGATTCATCAGAAAGAAAGCTAAAGTCATCATCATCTTCGACTATCCTAGCTGGTTTCAATTCTTCTGCCGGTTTGTATTGATTCCTTTCACCATATCCGTTATTATACAAATCAACCGCAGCTGCACGCACATCATTGCCGTGCTTAAGCATTGCATAAACAGCAAATGGTTTATACCCCTTGTTTATCTCAAACTCGGTAGATGTAGAAAATACTGAAAATAAATGTTTGTCTGTGTCGAAATTTCCGGATGTTAATGCATCAGTACTGCCCGGCCTTTTGAAGTGCACCTTGCTCCCTTTGGTCATTACGTAGGTCCATCCACAAGATTCAAGCAACGCTACCGTATCACCACGTAGATTGAAGTCTTCCCATGGAGACATCCTAGCTGTTCCGCTAGGATTATTTATAACTTGGTGCTTAACAACCTCAACAACATCGTTAAATGACCTAGCGCAAGTGATAAGTATATTCCTTTGGTGGACAGTGATCGTCGGAATTGTCTCAAAGGTTCCTTGAACTATCTTATATCCATGAGTCGGCTCTACAACTATTTGTCCACCTTCTCCTCGCGTTTCAATAAGAACCATGCACTTTAGGTGCGGGTCCTTCAACTTCTCTTCTGTAGTTACCGGCCTGGATGCCAATTTTAAGTTCCCCTCAATTGTTTCGCAACGATATATTAAATGATAACCACTGTTTGCCGTTTTCTGAACTGTAAGAGACTTTAAAACTAATGGGTCATAGGATTTGACCATCTCGCAATATCTATTGAACAGGGTGCCCGTTAAATCATATTTACTATCAAAATCTATTGCTTCCACCTTGTCAGATAAAATACCGCAAACCAATCCGCGATCTCCTGTTATTTCAAATTCCTCTGTGGACGTCTGCCAATTCAAAACGGTTGGCCGTTTATTTTCTACTGGTATAAACTTTAGCTTACTCATGGGTTTATGGATAATTGTCCTACTGTTTGTTCATGCAAAGCAATCGCGGCACGAATGTAATCATTACTTTTGTTTGCTGGACTTGGTTCTGCCGTAGCATCAATTTCATCCTTCCAGTGCTTGCCATTCAGATATGTTTCAGGGTTCTTTCTGTATTTTTTATCCGGAGTTGATAAAACATATTTTGGAACGTGTTCTAGTATTGCCAACCTATCTTCATCTGTCAATCTTGAAAACTTCTTTAAACAATCTTCTCTGCCTTGCTTTTTATCGTAATAATTCCAGAACAATTCAAACTGATCGACGGTTATTGGTTTATTGTTATTGGTTAATGGTTTATCTACAGTAGCAATGCTTTCGCCTGTGCTTTGGACTTGCTTTGTCATGTGCTTTAGTATTGCTTTGTCTAGTGCTTTGGTAAGTGCTTTGGTATCCTGTACAATAGCAACTATATTGGCAGAGTACTGATTTTTAGATTTTTCGACTAGTTTTATGAAGCCGAAATCAACTAAATCATTAAGGGTTTTTATGTAGGTTCTATAGTTTTTTATTCCAATTGCCTCCTTTGCCATAGTTGTAGGCAGTCCAAATTTCTCCTTCCATCCGAGCCTATTACAGTGTTCAATACAAAAGAAATATAGGGCAGAATGGTTTGGGCTAATACGCTCTGGGTTCTCAAAACTCCAGTCGAACCACATCCTTGATAGTTGGTAGCTGTTTAATGTTTCTTTAGCCATAATTACAATATCGGTTTAGATTTGAATCCTTTCAGCGTACGCACCTGCAGATTACCGGACTTGTACTTTGGGTCGGCGCTCCGGACCTTCTTCTCTCGCTGGATCTCCTGGACGAGTTGGTGTGAGTGTAGGATTGAGGCTTTGCCGTCCTTTACAAAAGTTAAAAGAAATGTGTTGTCCATATAAACAAAATACCCTTACGAGTTCGGCCTAAAGTGGATATCAGCCTTGCCCGTAAGGGTATTAGTTAATGCTTGTGTAAGGGTATCCACTCCCTTATTCGATACCCAAAGATAATATCTATATCGGAATAATCAAATTTTTACAAGGATTTTATTTGCTCTTCGATGTAAGTTATTGTTTTGTTTTTAAGTACGCCGATATTAGTTAAGGCTGCCTGACCCTTGGCTGTTTTCATTGTTGGCAATGCCTTCATTGTTTTGCGTAGCTCGTCAGCTATTCCCTGTAGAACCTCCACGTCCGGCGCCATTTCAATTCGGCGCTTCTCCTCCGCAACTGCATCATCCTTCTCTTGCTGTATTCTTTTGTCATCCCAAATCTTATATTCTGAAACAAGCTCTAATATAAGATCATTCCAACCGTCTTCAGATAATCCGTACATAGAGTCGTCTATATCATTTATTACCACCTGGGACAAAAGCGTTTTGGTGTTTAGCAATACAGACCTCCTTGCAACATACTGGTTTTGTCTAGCAATTCTAGCGTCATTCATTTTTTGCGCCTTAACTGCAGCTAGTTGGTCATCCAACTCCTTTTGCTTGCGGTCCAGTTCGGCTTGCTTTAGGTCCTGAGCCTTTTGAATTTCTGCCAGTTTAGCTTGTTCTGATTTCAGCGCCTCGTCCGCGATACGCTTAGTTTCAGTGTCAATAGCATCTTGCTTTTCTTTGGCAATCTTATTTTCTACCCAAAGTTTAAATGCGGAAAGCTCCTCTATAGTTTCAAATTCTTTGTGTGGAAATTCTTCAACTGAGAAACCTAGATCAACTATAAATTCTGCTGCATCTTCTGACAGCTGTTTAAGGAATGCCTGCCGATCAATCTCCGCCTGCAGCTTTAGCTGCTCAAAGTTCTCGTAATCCTCTTTGAAGAAAGTTGCTGCCCGGTTAAACTCTGTATCGGTAAATAAGCGCACCTCAGCCATTGTTAATACATGTTCACCTAGTTGGTACTGAACACCGTTGAAAGTGGCGCCATAGCCTTCCAGTTCTTTTGTGCGGGCAATAATACGCTGTTGTTCTTCATATTCTTTTTGCTGACGGAGTTCTTCTTCTTCTTCGGCAATATCTTTTTCGATAAGTTCAAGGCGCTCTTCTTCAGGCTGTATGATTGCGATCAATTCTTTCTCCCTTGAGATAATAGCCTTTGTAACTTTGGTGAAGTTTTCGCGAAGGTCTTTGCCAGTATTTGTGATTCCTGCACGTATTGATTTTAAATGCTTTCTTGCATCTGAAACTGCTTTTCTACCAGCCTTGTCATCAACACCTTTTACTGTAAGTAATGAAGATAATTCTATTTTGTTTTTCAGGTCTTCTTCCTTTACCTCAAATTGTGATAGTTGAGAGGCGATCATTACCTCAACTGGATCTATTTTTTTTACTTCTTCTTTCATGAAATATTTTTTTGATTTCTTAAAACAAATATATGTGATTACTATTGCATAACAAAAATTTTTATAATATATTTGTATAAATAATTTTAAGCACTAAAATGAAATCAATTAAAGACTACATACTAATTCACATCGAGAAAAAGAGTGATGACACCTTTCAGATTGGCGAACACACGCTATTCATGTATAATGGTTTACTAAACTTCTCGGACGGGTCATACAACCCAAATGATAGAACCAGGATATTCGGGACCGTTGCGGCAATACCGGACGATCTTTCCGGAGACTACATGAACTACTCGGAATTTCAATTGAAGGATGTTCAGAAGGATGTTAAAGTTGGAGATAAAGCCTACTTCTATTACATTGTCCTGAATGATGATAACGTAGTGTTCCTTGACGGTAAAATGTATCTGCGCGTGAGATATGATTCGGTTATTTGCGTAGTCCGTGACTCGGTTATCATTCCTATTGCGGGACACGTTTTAACTACACCTAAAAAGAAAGTTGAAACTGTATTGCTGCATTCGGTAGAAAAGGATCAGGAATTAACAGCTGTTGTGGTGCACATTCCAGCCCCGTACATTGATCAGGAGTTGGGATTTGAAGTGGGTGATACGATTTGCTATAAACCTAATTCAGATTTTATCAACACGGTTGAGGGTGTGAAATATTTCACAATGAAGATAGAGGATGTTTTAGCAGTAATAGGACAATAGTATGACCAAACCTAAACGCTCCATACTCCGCACGCTGTTTATAAAATGGCAATGGATAGAGTCAAGATACACCGCTGATAAGATTTATTTTCAGCGATTCGCAGAACAACATTATTTAAACAATCAAAATTAAAAATTATGGTAACCGCTACACAACATTTAGTTAATTACTTTGAGCAACAATTAAGATTACAACGAAGTAGTGAAATAAAATACACAACAGAAGAGGCTTTAATAGATGCTATTTCTGTTTGCAAAAATGCAATAGAAGTAGAAAAGTCAAACATAATTCAAGCATTTGAAGATGCTAGTTTAGATGTGGATAAATTAGGAGATGTTTATTATTTAGGCAACTACATAAAATCGCTTTAACCAACCAACAATATAAGCAGACAGACAATGAAAGTAAGAATTGATAAAAGCGGAAATAGATCTTGGTATAAGCATCAAATTGGTGCAGAATTGTTTGTTGCTGATTTCAGCCCAGTGCATTACGTTTTAATGGAGTCAGACAATATTGAAGATTATTTTATTCAAAAATCCGATTGCACCATCCTTCAATCAGACACACAACCCGAACCGAAGTTAATAGCAAAGTCGGAACAAACAGACGAACTATATCTACACATATTCGAAAATCACGGTTTGAGATTAAAGGATTCGGCCTTATTGGCCATCATTGAAATAGCTAACAGGTCAAAAGTTGAACCAGTGAAAGAAGAAATTTCAGAGCATGACAAAATGCTTGATTAGATTTGTGAAGAAATTAACGCACAGACTTGTGTTTTGGCAAAGGCCTTTAAAAATGGATATGAACAAGTAAGCACCATTTACAATTTCTGAAAGCTAGTGTAATGCTAGCTTTCTTTTACTTAACGTTCCCACGCTTGGCGAAGAAGCGGACTTGGAAGCACAGGCTTTCAGTTTATCAAAAACGCCAATAGAAAGCACGAATTTTCAACTTAACACTAAATCCGCTTTTTTGCCAAACGTGTGTTAACCGCTGTTTTTATAAATATTTTAAAAATAATTACTTTTTTTTCTTGTTTATGTAAATATTAGTTGTATCTTTACACTATAGAAATAAACAATAATATAAAAAATAGAAATTATGTTAGATTTAAACACAATAACAAAAGAACAATTTGTAGAAGAATTATTAATGTCTGATGATTGTAATGACTTTTATTTGCCAAGAGAAAAACAACTTTTATCTTTAGATTTTGACTTTGAACAAATGAAGCAAGATTTTGAAAACTGGTTAATTAATAATTGTGATAATTTTTAATTATGGAACAATGGACTGCTCCTGATGCTGGGGTTACTAAAATAAGTAACCCTAAAACCTTACAAAGATGGATTGATTTTGGATGGTATAAAGAAATGACAAATGATGGATATATTTTTAATCCTTATTGCGGAAGATTTAGTTTTGAAAAATGTGTTTGTTCTAAATGCAGAAGTAAAAGAGAAAATAAAGACGAATTAATAGATATTTTAAACAAATGCAAAGACGAAATATAATAGTTTTTATAACAATTGACAGAGTTTCTGTATATGGTAATTTTAAAAAATGCTGTGATATTGAAAGTTTACCTTATCATAGTTTAAAAATGAAAGGATTTCCAATTATTTTAAAAGATGTCGTTATACACCGAGTTCCGTTTAAATAGCGGTTAAC